TTCTTTTTCTTCGTGTTGCCATTGTTTTTGTTTTGATAGTGAAACATTCTAAAATACATAACTATAAAGAATAGAGCTATGTATATTAACATTACTATAATGTAGTTTTCCATTTTAATTGTGGTTTACCTATGTTACTGTTGATATTCTTTTTCTTCGTGTTGCCATTGTTTTTGTTTTGACCGTGAAACATTCTAAAATACATAATTAAAAAAAGTTGAACTATGTATATTAACATTACTATAATGTAGTTTTCCATTTTAATTGTGGTTTAACTGTTTTATTTATTATATGAAAGATTTTGTACTCTTGGTAAGGCTCGAACTTACATTAATTGGTTGAAAACCAACCGTCCTACTCCAATTAGACGACAAGAGCGTATTCATTATTTGTTATTTGTTATGGTTGTCCCTGCAATTATTTTCTATATTGTCTACAGTTCTTTTTGCAGTATGGAGGCTATCAAACCAATATGTAGTATGATAGCCGTCCTCTTGATACCTTTGGACTGTATAATCATAGTATGTAATTGTGTCGTCCGTGTTTACTTCGTACTTACAACAACCCCCCCATGATACAACGGTCGATTCTATTTTGTCCTGTTTAGTTATGGCACAACTTGCCATGATTGTGTTGATAGTGAAAATTAACAGTATTTTCTTCATGTTGTTTATTTTACTGTGTCTTATAAATTAATCACGATACCTGCGTTCAGATAATTAGGACTGATTACAAGTAGGGGCGATACTATCCCTGTCTTATAAGATATACTTACACTTGCAGCAGGTAGTATGCCATTGTTCCTCATTATGCTTGGTAGGTTCGTTGTGAGGTCGTTAGTCATTCCGTTATGGTCATATTCACCGTTGGTCTTTATGTAAGGTCTGAATAGATTCTGATAACCGCTAATCAATCCTAAGTTAGCCGATATGTCCAGTTTACCTATGCTCCTACCTACTCCGTATTGTAATAGAAAAGATAATCTATGGTAGCTGTTGGCCAGTACACCTGCCTGTAAGTCATTGAACCATCTACCATCGGTTCTTCTATAGATACCTACGACACCGTGGCCGCCCTCTGTATTATGGTAAGCCATGTCGGGGTTCTGGTCGAAGTGATATGTTCTTAATGGTATGTAAACCTTGAACTCTGTTTCTCTATCCTGTGCGGATATGTTGGTAGTGATTATAATAAGTAAAAGTAAAAGTAGCCGTTTCATTGACAGTTTGTTTATTTTTTCGTGTCGTTATACCAACTCTTAAAGGCTCTGTACATAGTAAAGGCAAAAGCCATTAGTACTATGTACGTAGCCATTGCAACGTAAAGATCTAGTATTTCGTTTCCTGTATTGTTCATGGTTTCTATTTTTATTTGATTAATAGGTTGTTATCTTTTTTATTTCTATTCTTACTGCCCAAGCTTCCATTTCGTCGTGACATATAACGTCTATGTACTTACTTATTCCCCAATCCACGGACAATATAATACTTGCTATATCCACGTTATTATCGGAAGGCATTACATTTTCGCAGCTTGCCTCTTCCTTTACGGCAAATAAAAATTGTTTTTCTAATAGTTCTTTGTTAGGGTATTCATTCATTATTGCAAACGTGTCCCAATTTTCGTGTTCAGTTAATGCGTACATAGTTGTATATTTTAGTGGCAAGTAGGGAATCGAACCCCGTCCTATATTATTTAAGGATGTACCGAACAATGCCATAAGGTATTTATGTGATAATAAAAAAACCCCTATACAATTACAGTATAGGGGTTATGGTCTACTTGAGTTGGTATTATTATTTCTTTGCCTTGGGTGCTGCCTTTACCTTTGCCTTGGGTGCTGCCTTTACCTTCGGCTTGTTAAGATCAGAGAGGTTTTTGTTTAGGGTCTGCAATATATAGAACGGGCTATGGTTACCGGACTTACTAACCCTAACTATACTTTTGAACGACTTAAATGCAGCGTCATCCTTTTGGATAAAACGTAGTATTTTAATACGGTTGGGATCTAATCCTGTTTCTTTTGAGAAACATAAAAGGAATTTAATACACCCGCTAAGAGACTTGTTTTCTCTCTTTAAGGCACGGTTAACCTCTAATACTTGACTTTTGTATGTCGTCATACCTTTGTTTTTACCTGTTTTAACTTCGGCTTTTACATTCTTTGTGCTAATTTTCATAATATAATTATTTAACAATTTGTTTGGCAATATTGCCATTTTTAAACTTAAAATACACCCCGTTTTGAGGTGTTTAGTTGCTAGGTAGAATATTTTCTACATCTACCTAGCTAGTATAATATCTATAGTTTTTTACTTTTCGTACATTTTAAAGTAGTCTAAACTATAAAACCCATAGTACTAGATTTTATTTTTCAACAAGGTATTCAATAGTAGTTAACCATTGTACGGGGTTTGCCCCCGTATCCGTTTTGACGGATTGCGCCTTTATCGCTAACATCTTGAAAATTGAGCGTGCCTTCAAAGATGGGAACTTTCCCCTAAATAAGAACCGACTTTTATATCTAATCGGATTTTTTACACCTCTCATGCTATACACATGAGAACCACTCAATATTTCAGTTCCCCAAACTTTTACCGCTGCATGGGAAGCGGATTGCATAACTATAACGCAAATTCAATAACAAAATAACAACGGGGTATTACTAGAAATTTGGCACATTTAGGATTTCTCCACTTTGGCACTAATTACCCTATCTAAACTAGTTGGCTTTACACGGCAAATATCCGTTGTTGCAAACCTCCTGCCTACCTGATTCGATAGCACCTAAACACTTTCTCAAGGTGTTCTAACTTAATAGGGGTTATAAATTACAATAATAATAAGAACGTTTGTCATATTGACACTACAAACATACAAACACATATTTGATTTTTAAAATTTATTCGATGAAATGCACAAAAATCGGTTAAACTGCCAATTTTAGACCTTTTAAGGTTACTCATACACCGGGACACATACTAGGTATCCATACACCGGGACAAATAAAGATTTCAAAGTTACTCATACACCGGGACACATACTAGGTATCCATACACCGGGACAAATAAAGAAACAAACATGATAAAGAACGTATGCCTATCGGCTCTACAAATATACAATACATAAAAGGATTTTAAACAATTTATTCGACGAAATGCACAAAAATCCGATAAACGGTAATCGGTGGGCTACTATAGGTATTAGCGCACGCGGGCGTATGTGCGCACGGGCGTACCATACTAGCAAGCGGGTTAAACGTATCAGGTAGCACGTATCAGGTAGCACATATCAGGTAGCACATACCGGGCAATGGCATCATAGACAAAATCTATAGTTATGGCAACAACGATAGGCAAAGTATATGATAGGTAAAATTTATAGTTGTGGCGGTGATACGAGAGGACATCCATCATAGACAAAATCTATCATGCAATAACTCAGGATAGGCAAAAGCTATAGTTAATGGATACATAAGCCACATAACATTTGTCAAACACCTGTTCAACATACTTTAAACGGGGCAAAACCAGCTACAAAAAATTGAAGTATGGGGGTATCAATTATAACCCATAGTATGCTGAATATCAGACACATAAGTCATATAAAAAAGCTAAAAATTTTGGCAGAAAAACGTAAAACGGACGGCCCGGCCCCGAAAATAAAAGCGATTTGCTTCTCGGCTCGGAGGCCCCGGATTATACTATGACTTAAAACCGTTTGAGTGAAATACCTCTACAAGTTAGTGCAAAAATATGTAATTTTTAACATTTTTTAGTGGTGACAAACTTTTTACTGGATTTTTTTACCTATATTTGTATCTAACTTTTAAAAATATACACATGATTTTAACATTTATTTCAGGAGCAGTTTTAGGGGCCATTATTTTCGCCTTAGTTTTAAAAAACAACAAGAATTTACAATCCCTTTTCAACTTTATTTCAGATAAAGTAGAGGAAAAAATAGAAAAGAAGACGGGTAAAGATATTTAATTTAAAAAAAGTTGAATATAATTTGTTTTGTATGGTTATTTTACTTATATTTGTAACCGACAGTAATATTAACCATTAAATAAAGAATATTTTCAGTGTACACAATTATAGACATAGCGACGGATATCAGAACTAAGGGCGGGAAGCTCTTGGGAGGGATTTATATGCTGTAATGTTAATAGTACATTAATTACAACACAAACCCTCCCCTAATAAGGAGGGTTTTTTTATGGGGGTGCATGAACCAAGGCAAGGCGACTTTGATTTGCAATCAGAGTGAGACGGGTTCGATACCCGTGACTTCCACCAAATAACCTTTCATACTTATATGCCCTTAAAGCATTAAGGTGATGCAACGGTCTTTTAAACCGTGGAAGAAGGCTCAATACCTTCTAGGGGTACTAAAATTGAAACTATGTTATGAGCAGAACCTTGAGAAAAGATAAAAAAGGTAATGTCTTTAAAGAAGGTAATCCTTTAAAAGACCTTAATGTACGTTACAAGTGTAGGTGTGAATATTGCACCAACGAAGACAGAAGGAAAATAAGAAACAAAGTCTCTAAAAGAGAAATCGAAGAGGCTTTAATATTGAGGTGTGGCCAAGTCCGGTTAAGGCACTCCCCTGATAAGGGAACGATTCGTAGGTTCAAATCCTACTACCTCAACAAAAGAGCGTTTACTGCTTTCAACTTTAAAAGAGAGCCTCCATGCAAGATGTAGCTTAATGGCTCAAAGCGACGCACTTCCAATGCGTAGACGGGGTTCGATTCCCACATTTTGCTCAATATTATAAAGTAACTCCTTGCATAGTTCGAAAAATTGTTGTATATTTGTACTATGAAAGAAAATAAACAAACGCTTTTAATTATAGAAGCTTACGACAGAGGTTATAGAGTTACTTTAGATGGCTCAGTTAGAGGTGTTAGAGTGGCTGAACTCTCCTTATCTAAGAATAGTAAGGGGTATCTTAGTTTTAATATGAGGTTCGACGATAAGGTAACGAGAATTTTTATCCATAGACTTCAAGCTTTTCAAAAATATGGAAACAAGATTTTTGAAGAAGGTATATTAGTTAGACACTTAGATGGTGATTCCGAGAATAACTCTAGGGACAATATTTTAATAGGGTCTGCCTCCGATAACATGATGGATATTCCTAAGAAGGATAGAATAAAAAAGTCATTATATGCAACTTCTTTTGTCAGGAAATACGACCAAAAAAGCGTTAAGGAGTTTCATAAAATTAATAGGTCTTATAGAAAGACTATGGAAAAATTTAATATTTCTAGTAAAGGAACATTAAATTATATTTTAAACAATTAAAATCGCAGCGTAGACTGGAGAGGTTCCAGCTTGGTCTCATAAGCCAAAGACACGGGTTCGATTCCCGTCGCTGCTACCAATACAGTCCAGTAGAACTGAAATCTACTATCTGGTATTATGGGCCTCTTGGAGAGGAAACCGACTGTCACTCGGTTAAAATTTGGGGTTCAACTCCCCTTAGTACCGCTTATGCATTTTTGGCTGAATAGGAAATGGCACTACACTTGTAATGTAGAGAATACGGGTTCGACTCCTGTAAAATGCTCAACAGTACTTACTATACCTCTCGTGAAGTCTTGAAGTGTCCCAGAGTAAGTCTTTTGCAGAGGTCGCTGCTTTAGTAGTGGCCTTTATATCTCTGTCGTCTAGTGGTTTAAGGCCCTTGTGTTACAAGCAAGAGACGGTGGTTCGATTCCATCCAGAGATACAACATGCCTGTGTAACCGAGCCATTTTTCTAAATTGGTAATCGTAATCGGAGTTGTGAATTGGGGTTCGAGTCCCTAGACAGGTACTAAATTTATATTATATTGGAGTGAGCGTAGGTATGCTATCAGAGCTTATATCTCTGTGGATGCGGGTTCGATTCCCCACACTCCGACTACTCTTTCCGTAAGGCCGGCAACACCCAACTCCTCACTCTCTCTATAGAATATTTAGTGTCGGCCTTTTTACCTTTTACTTTTTTTACTATATTTGCTTATGGCAGAAAAAAAAATAATTACCTATAAAGTTTGTAGATAACAAAAAAAGTTGTATATTAGCAATATGAAAACATTAAGTACATATAATTCCTTTTGGTATTCGTTCTGTAATAACAGGCACGAAGGGAGTAACTTATGCACTTAATCTATAAACTCATAATTTTGATTTTTGATTTTGATTGAATAACCCTTCGTTCCCCAAGCGAGGGGTTTTTTGTTTTATAATGGGTTGAGAAAGCTATTCGGATATAGCAGCCAGACTGTAAATCTGGTCTCTTAGGAGGAGTGGTTCGAGTCCACCTTTACCCACACATGGAGGATAGCGTACTGCGTACGAACTGGGTTTGAACCCCAGGCCATCGGATAGTATCTGGTGAGGGTTGGATTCCTTTATCCTCTTCCAACAATGTAACTAAAGTAGCATAAATTAGTTACAGCATAGAGAGTAAACCGGGTAGGTGTCCGGAACCGTTTGCTAAACGTGTTGAGGTTAATCCCTTACGGTTCAAGTCCGTTGCCCTCTTCTAACGATTAGGTTGCCGTAGTGGCCGAACGGTCTGGCCTGTTAAGCCAATGGAGAAATCCCATCGTAGGTTCGAATCCTACCCTAATCGCTATAATGGAAAGTATTTAGCATAAAAGGCCATATACTGGAAATTATTTTACATGCATGTCAGCCTGTGGAGGCAAGAGGATTCCAACCCCTTAGAACAGAGTTCGACTCTTTGGGCGTGTGCAAATACTCGGGAGAAGCTAACTTGGTAGAAGCGTTCGTTTGAAAAGCGAAAGGAGTGAGGTTCGATTCCCACCTGCCGAACAATTATGTCCAAGAACCTGACGGAGAGGGGGCCTGCCTGCAAAGCTGCGCTATACGGGTTCAATTCCTGTCTTGGATTCAATGGGTCGTAGTGGCCCCCTTATTTTTTTTGTATATTTGTTACTTAACGTTAAAACAGTGATATAATGGCAAGAAAAAAAACAGACCCTAAAACTAAGGGTAAGGGTAAGGGTAATGGCAAAGAAAAAAAAGAGAGTAAGACTATAAGTCCTTACTACGCAACACAGATGTACGGTACGGAGTTTGAAAAAGCTACGTCCAAAGCTTCTATGGCAAATTTCTTTAGTGGTAAGTCACCGGCTAACAAACGTGGGGAGTCCGAAGCTCAACACATGGCCAGACAAGCTAAAAAAGATACTATACCCTCTGCTCGTAAGGCTAGGGGAATTTACAATATCGGTAGTGCCGGAGATAAATCGGTAGGTAAAAGAATGACTTTTAACGGTAGAAAGAAAAGATAATTTAAAAATAAGTTACTTAAAGTTTTGAAGTAACGATTATTTTTTGTATATTTGATTATTATGAAAACAACACGCTTACATACACAACTCTTAGAACAACCGAGAATCTCGGGAGGAGTTAGTATGTTTGGTAGTGAGGAATTGTTTGAGTAACGATCCATAGCTAGTATAATAAACTAAAGCCTTCCGATTAATTTCGGAGGGCTTTTTTCATTTAATACAATCGGGTTGTGACAAAATTGGATACGTGCCGGCCTTGGAAGCCGGAGAATGTAGGTTCGAGTCCTACCTACCCGACGAAGTTAAGTTAACACTATAATCGCCATAACGATGAAGTGTATTTGCTACCGTCTTCTAAACGGAATAGGAATCCACCCTTTCAAGGTGTGCAATGCGAGTTCGAGTCTCGTCGGTAGTACAAAAGCTTATAATCGACAATATTAGTCAATAAGCTTATCTTGGGGATTAGTATACTGACTATTACATCTGGTTTTGAGCCAGAAGAAGGTGGATTGATACCACCATCCCTAACTAACATGGTCATTGTGCGCATAATTGGAAATGCGGTCTATCTGTGAAATAGGTTACGCCAGTTCGATTCTGGTCTTTGACACTTAATGCGAGAGTAGCCGAATCGGCATAGGCAACAGGTTTAGACCCTGAAATTTGTGGGTTCGACTCCCACCTCTCGTACAACTGCTCCGGTGGTGGAAATGGCTATACACGATAGGTTTAAGCCCTATTGCCGTAAGGATTGTGGGTTCGAATCCCACTCGGAGTACTCTTACCCAATACGCTTATAGTTCAAATGGAAGAACAGTTCCCTACGAAGGTTCAAATAAAGGTTCGAATCCTTTTAGGCGTTCTTAGTATTGTTAGGGGTTGAAAAGGACAAAGCTTTTTTAACCCTAGCATTCTTTCTTTTGTACAATCTGGCAACCTTGTTGTTAGATTTCTTAGTACTATCTGTTTTTTTTGTTGGTTTTTTTCTCATAGTCGAAAGATACTAAAAAAATAGTTATATTGTAAGTATGATAAAAAGAACTTTATATTTACTTACGGCAATGCTTATGTTCACTTATGGAACTATGAGTATAAACATCTTCAAGAAAAGAACACCCAAAGTCGAACCTCAACTACAAAAATACTTCGACAAGCTCGATTCTATTTATAGCGCAAACGACATAGATATAGACTACAGTAAAATATCTACCATACAGGTTATGGACTCTTTGCCGACCACACCTAAAATATCTGGCCCCAACTACGAAGGACTCTACAACAGACTCGACTACAGCATGTATATAAACATGAATCAGGGGCCTGCATTTATGCTAGGTAAGTACGAAGATGTTATTTTAGTGATAATGGCGCATGAGGTTGCACATTCGCAAGGTTACGGCCATAGTAATGACCCTTGCTCTATAATGTTCTATAGTAGTGATTATTTATTGTACTTGCTCCTTGATACGGAAGTCGAGTACTTAGTGACCGACATTTATTTTAGTGGTACTCCTTCTCTCTAGTCTGGGGGGGAGGTTCTCCTAAGTTATATTCTAAGTTAAGGTATTACTTACTTAGGTTATTACTTACTTAGGTTATTACTTACTTAGGTTATTACTTACTTAGGTTATTATTTAGTTACTTAATCTCTTACCTATTACAGTACTTACATTAAAGATAAACTAATTAAAGGTATTGGTTTGCTTTTTATAATGAGCGATAGCGATATAAAATGCAAATCTGGCAGAGGTTCCCTAACAGAACCCTACCCAAAAATTTCTTTCTGGCAGTTTGGGGGCTATCAAAAGATTACGTTAGGCCATCTTTAAATATCAGTTTCCCTTACACTTGTAAACCTTCACTAGAAACTTTCTAGTACAACCGAGTCTGTTTACTTAGGTTAGACCCATGCTCTCTATCGTTGCTACCCGTTCATCGAGAGTTTTAAAAAGTACCTATCGAACCGTGTTTTCGAGACGTATAAATAAGTACATGTGTAAATATACAAAAAATAACCCAACCAAAAAACTTTTTACCATAGAATTTATCTATAGTAAACTCTTTTATAATAGATTTTATCTATAGTAGACCCCGAGGCCAATAGATACGGCCTATACGGCAGAAGATTTACCATAGATTTTACCCATATTAAAAATAAATTAAAAATAATTGCTATAAAGTTTGTTAAACCCAATTATTTATTCTATATTTGTATTGAACGAAATAGTTAAATCAAAATAATACGAGAAAAATGAAAGTAATAGTAATGTCCCAAACGATCGATATGTTTTTAGACATGGGAATATCCCACGAGCTAAAGGCGATGGAGGCCGGCAGCGTGGCCATAACCCCTAAAACCGACTACGTAGTTATCGACTACGGTGACGGAACGGAAGTAGTGTGGCAGTAAATTAATAAATAAAATCAAATCAAAATGGAGAATACAAAATACGTAGCGTATTACAGGGCGTCAACCGAAAGTCAAAGGGATGGTATCGGTTTAGAGGTGCAAAAGGAGGCTGTAAGAAAGTTCATCAGTGTGTACGGAGGAACGGTAATAGCGATAGAGGAAGAAATAGTAAGCGGAGGTGCCGTCGTCAGAGATGGTTTCGATAGGGCATTAGACCTTTGTAATATCAACGGTGCGACCCTGATAGTACACCGCATAGACAGATTGTCCCGTGCAGGTTTTATGACCATGGCCAGACTTGACGAAGAGGGTATCCCTTTTATAGAGGCAGACTCTCCGCACGATACGACTTTCTCTAAGCATATTAAGTTCTTAGTGGCCAAAGAGGAAAAGGATAAAACTAAGCAACGTGTTAAGGATGCTTTAGGTAGAATTAAGGACAATATAGACGTTAATGGTTTTCACATTACTAAAGAAGGTAAAAGGATTACTTCATTAGGAAGCCCTCAAAACCTTTCAGACGAGTCCAGAGAGCGTTCTAAGAGAACAAGAAGAGCTAAGGCCATTGCTGACCAAAACAATGTTAGAGCTTACGCCATGGCTTCTAGGATGCGACCAGACCACTCTTTGAACGCTATTGCAAACGCACTTAACAAAGGAGGCTTTAAAACCTCAAGGGGAAATAAGTTTTACCCTATACAAGTATCTAACTTAATTAAATTATACGAAAATGAATAGAATAGAACATCAAGATTTTATAGAGGCAGAGAAGTGGTGGAATAAGTACGGTATTATAGAGGGTACAGAAGTTATCGAGATTATAGACTACACCACGGGTAAAAGAAGTATATTAATAAAAGAAACTAAATAATATGAAAGTAAATATATCAAACCTTATAAACAAAAGCCCCAAGCAGTTGTCCGATATAAAAAGAGAACTACTTTCCGTATTCAATTTCGAGGCTGCAAGCGAAGTACAGGATTACATTAAACATTGTATAGATACAAGTAGGATAGTCAAGACTATACTAAGGGGTCAAAACTGATTAAAATACATTTCTTATCTTTGACATATAACCATTAAAACAAAAACATATCATGGGAAAAGGAGTAGCAGCATTGGCATATTTGCCACAAATTGATTTAGTATTGCCTACGGGCAATGCAGTAGCTTCTGTAGAAGCATTTAGAGGATTGGCAAACGTAATCGCTGAAATGCAAGCCGACGGAGTAGCAAACGGCACATACGACGGAGTAGTTGCAAGAGGTAACAACCCTTACGATAGTTCTGTATGGGACATTGTAATTACTAACGAAACTACGTTCACTTGCGATTTCGTGTCAGAAACATCTAGTGTAGAGCTTGGCTCAATAGGTAGAGCAGCCTTATCTACAAGACGTCCTATAGATATCTTAAAAGCTAGTACAGTCAACGATTGTACCGTAAGGTCTTTCTTGGCCCTATTAAACTTTATAGAAGGTATAGAGGATAGAGTTGCATCAACAGGATCCGGAGCAACCGGCGACGCAACCTATACAGCATTGGCCATAAGAGGTAACACGCCTTTTAAAACTTATGAGTGGACTGTAACTAAACTTGCAGCACTTTATACCGTAGCGACTACCGAAAACTCAAACTAATATAATAACCAACCACTAAATAAGGCCTCCCCTAAAAAGGAGGCTTTTTTATTTGGTGTTTACAAATATTTTCACTACATTTATCTAAATGGAGCTAGAAGAGAGATTTAATAAGAGGAGAAGGTACGAAGGCTTCATACATGAAAAGCTAGAAAAAAATATACTATTTAAAAGAATGCCATTAAAAAAGCAGAAAGAGTATAAGCAGAAAGTTAGGACTTCGAACATGGAGTATAATTTTTTACAATACTCTCACATGATAAGAACATGGGCCAGAAGAAACCACAGTTTGACCGCAAGACAACTTGACATACTTTTCTATTTATATCCTATACACATATTCACATCCGGACAATTCTCAAAGTTTATGAAGGAGTTAGGTATAAACGATTATACCATATTCAAGAAAATGAAAAAAGAGGGTTGGATAGCAATGTGGAGCAAAAGTGGCTCAAAGATTTACTACGTACTAAGTCACAAAGCCAACGAGCTTATGAAGAAAATGCACAAGATGTGCATGCTAGAGGAAGAGGTTCCAATGAGCGCTAGGAGAAATGTAATAGTGAGGAGTAGGGATAAAAAAGACCAACAGTTAGTAGACCTGTTCAAAGTCTTCAATGAAAAAGTAAAGAATAATAATTAAAGCCATTTAAAATGAGTAAGAAAAGGGCAACAAAAAAAGTAACAGAGGGAGTAACAGAGGGAGTAAACCTTCAACTAAGTATGAACCTAGAGCCGGGTAAAGAAGGGCCGGATGGAATAATCTTGACAGAAGGTGAGGGAAAGTTTCAGCCCTCTACAGAGCTATCTATTGCAGAAAGAATAGCCCGTACTTGTCACGAAGTGAACCGAGCTTTTTGCGAGGGACACGGTGACTTCTCCCAAGTACCTTGGGATGAAGCGCCTAAGTGGGTACATGACAGTGCCATGCAAGGAGTAAAGTATTTCCATGAGAATCCTAACGCAAGGCCACAAGATATGCACGACTCTTGGGTGGCACAAAAATGCGAAGACGGTTGGAGTTACGGGAAAGAAAAAGACCCTATAAAAAAGACCCACCCATGTATGGTGACTTACAGAGAGCTTCCTTTTCAACAAAAAGCCAAGGACATATTGTTTATTACAATAGTCAAAAGTTTCGTAACAGTTTAGTATTGAGTCTATAAAAAACAAAGAGGGGGGTCAACTACGACTCCCCCTTTTTATTGTATATTTGTACTATGGCACCAAAGAAAAAACCAAAAGGAAGTTTAAGCGCTTCCGCTAAGTATTACAGGGATAATCCGGCAGCAAGAAGGAAAAAAGCAGCAACGGATAAGAAAGTCAATTCCAGACCAGAACAAAAGAAAAAAAGGTCTGAATCAGGTTCTAAAAGATATGCTGCAAAGAAAAAAGGTCAGGATGTAGCTGACAAGGACTACGACCACGCAACAAATAGCTTCGTATCCTCTAAAACAAACAGAGGAAGAAAAGGCGAAGGAGGAAGGAAGAAAAAATAAAAATGACAACCTATACAATGCTAGACGACGCCAAATACCATATTGTTAAGATATCCACGAGTATTTGGAACGTAGTACTGCCCATAGCAATATTCTTTGCACCAGTTAAAGGGATTTTAATTACAGTAGGAGCTTTTATTATACTCGACACTATTTCAGGTATATGGAAGTCTAAGGTAAATAAAATACCCATTACATCTAGGGCAATGTCTGGTGTAATATCTAAAATGGTTCTGTATCAGCTTACTGTACTTACAACCTATCTATTAGATTATTACATACTAGGAGATATTTTAGAATCCTTATTCGGAATACCGGGCCTAATGGTAAAAGCAGTCTCACTACTATTGATATTTATAGAGTGTCAATCGATAAATGAAAATTATAAGATAGCCAGAGGTATAGACTTATGGAAAGAGTTTAAGAAACTTCTTAGGAGGGCCAAAGAGGTCACAACAGAAGTTACCGGAATACGCAAAGACTTAGATGGCATGAAAGTCAGTAAGCACCAAGAAAAAGATAAGCATGATTTAGGAGACGTATTTGAAGACTAATATACAAATTTAAAATTTATAATTAAAAACCCGTTACTGTAACCGCAGTGTCGGGTTTATTTGTTTAAGGCCATAGGTGTAATTAGACCTCGACACTTTTTCGTATATTTGTAATTAATAAAAGAATGATTATGAATCTATATTTTAAGTTTAAAGAGTTAGTTATAGACGGTGGCCCGATACCCATAGACGTGGCACAAAAACTTTTGACCTATCACATAATACCTGTTAGCGTCGTACGAGGGAAACTAGGCGTGCCTATGACCGCATCCTATAAATCTGGATACAGGCCATACAAATGGGAAATATCTCGTGGCAGAAACGGTAAATCTCAACACGTATTTGAAGGCAAAGGAGCTATAGATTGGACTTGTAAGAATTTCAGGGGCAATAAAAAAGAACTTTTAGAGCTTTTGGTACAACATACAGAATACACAAGGTTCGCAGTTTACAATACTTTTATACATTGTGACTATAAGAAAACCAAGGGAGGTAGAAGAGAGATCTATACCTCTACACCTTCGTCTAGGTGGACTCTAAAAATGACAATATGAAAAAATACTTAAAATACCTTCCTTGGGTTATATTGGCTATAGGGCTAATTCTTTTCATTAACCAATGTAATGACAAGCAACTAGAGTCAGAATATATTATTGTAGAAAAAGAAATACTTGTACCTAGCGTGGAAAAGGTATTCGACACCGTTTACGAGCCTAAGCCGGTATACATAAAGGTCAAAGAGATAGACTCTACCTACTACGAAAAATACAACAGCTTAAAAGACCAGATGTCTAAGGACAGTCTGTTCAAAGAGTCTATAACTATAAACGAATACAACCAAGTTTTTGTAGATACCCTACAAACTATAAACGTATACAGTAAAACTAGGGGAAAGCTGTTAGAACAAAATGTAAAATATACAACTAATCCCTACTACATAACAGTAAGAGATAGTATCGAAATAAAAAAAAAGTCGAGTCTATCCGTAGGCTCCGAACTAGGCGTACCGACGGTACCATCGTTAAACGCAACACCCGTATTAAAAGCAAATTTAATTTTCACAAACAAGAAAGGGAACACATTTTCGGCATCTTATGACACAGAGGGTAGAGTGTGGATTGGAAAATCTTGGAAAATAAGACTTAGAAGATAATGGCAAGAATTAAGAACACAAATGTCTATATATTTGACACCGTACCAGAAGCATCTTCATTTTTAGTAGGGTCTGACCAAGGAGACGGTAGAATTACAAAGTCGTATAGAATAGATACCGTATTTGGTTTATTGCCAAGCTACGGCTATTTCACAGATGCACCGTCAGACGGACAACCATATTTACGACAAGATAATACTTGGGTAACGGTTCCTCCATCTGGCGTAGGTAGCGTGTTCTCTGTATTTGGCAGAACCGGTGCTGTAACGGGACAGGAGGCCGACTACGACTCTTTCTACTCATTATTGGGACATACACACTTAGAAGCGGACATAACCGACCTACAGGCTTATTTACTACCTTCTGACATAGGTACGACAGTACAGGCATACGACATAGATTTAGATAACGTTTCAGGTACTAACACAGGAGACCAATCGTCTATTGTGGGTATTACCGGAACAAAGGCACAATTCAATACCTCATTAACAGGCGGTAACTTTATGTTTGTAGGAGATGCACCTACGTCACACACTCACGTAGAGGCAGACATTACCGACTTACAAGATTATCTATTATCTGCGGACATAGATACGTTAGCTAAACTTAACGCTATACTTACCGGTAATACTTTAATAGATACAAACGATGCAAGATTGTCAGATGCCAGAACGCCTTTGACACACACTCACGTAGAGGCAGACATTACGGACTTACAAACATACTTAACGTCTGTCGACATATCGGATATCAATACTACCGGTACAGCTAGCGCATCCACTTGGTTGCGTGGTGACGGTACTTGGGGTACGATATTAGGAGGGGTGTCATCTGTGTTCGGAAGAACGGCAGCTATACTTGCCTTAGAGGAGGACTACGATGATTTTTATTCATTGCTAGGACACACTCATGTAGAGGCAGACATTACGGACTTACAAGCATACCTATTATCTGTTGACATAGCGGATATAAACACAACAGGTACTGCCAGTTCTTCGACATTTTTAAGAGGTGACGGCTCATGGCAAGTTGTTTCGACCAGTACAGATTGGGGAGATTTAGGAGGTACTTTAGCTGACCAAACAGATTTACAGTCTGCACTTGATGGGAAAGCTAATTCCTCACATACGCATGTAATAGCTAATATCACAGGGCTTCAATCCGCACTTAATGGTAAGCTTTCCACATCTGGTGGTTCAATCACAGGCAACTTAGGGGTAAAATCCCTTCAATCAGATTGGGTACAAACGGGAGGTAATCAAAGCAATGCAAACACAGTATTTTCTGATTATAATGTACCTGCTAGAGGATTATTGGTTACCTCCAATTCAACTTCATCAACAAACTACGCGTCTGGTTTTGGACAAACATTATTTATTAACGGTGGTAGTGATGGTCGTAATATGGCAATCTATAAACATTTTGGTGGTAATAATGATTATTCTCTAGGAAATTCAGAATCTGGGGCTTGGAATTGGAGAAAAATATGGACAGACGGTAACGATGGAGCAGGTAGTGGTTTAGATGCAGATACCGTAGATGGTTTACAGGCAAGTCAGTTTTTAAGAAAAGATGTAAGTGATACTATGACGGGAAATCTTACCGTTACTGGTACTATAACCGCAGAAGGTAGGATAACAGGGGAAGGTTCGATTCCTTTCGATTCAATAGGTACAGGTTTAATGTCAAATAATACGACACAAAACTACTGGGTAGCTAGAGATAGTGCAAATACACCTCTTTGGTACATAGGGACGGCATCTACTAGCAACAACGATGTAGTCATATTCAACTATGACGGAAATGCTTTCCTAAGAATAAAGGATGGTGGGGAAGAAAATGGACTGGAATATTACGACGGAAGTACTACCAGAACTGTATGGCACTCCGGTAACCAACCAATAACAACAACACCAACTGCCAATACCGTAGCCAGAAGGGATTATGCCGGTAGATTGAAAGCTGTAGAATTAGAGATTAATACTCTAAGGTTATATGACAGTAGTGACAGGCCCGGTCTGTTACAAACAAGGCCGTTGACAGCAGAACCTTATGCAGGTTTCCAGATAAGGGACAATCCTTCCAACCAGTACTGGTCGTTCATGGGTGATGATAATAATGTAGGGGTCTTTGATGATACCAACACCAAGTGGGTCTGGCTACATTATGAAAACGGAGGCACAGAATTTCATCATAACGGTAATGTAAGACTCACCACTACTAATGCAGGTATTACCATTACTGGAACAGCTACTGCCACTAACTTTATCCTATCATCCGATGAAAGGTTAAAGGAGAATATTCAAGATTTGGATATACCCCATATACCTACTGCATGGAAGTCATTTACCATGGGTGAGGATAAACAGATTAGGTATGGTGTAATAGCACAGGAATTAGAAGAAACTAACCCAGAGTTCGTAAGGACAGATGATGATGGGATGAAGTCCGTTGCCTATATAGATTTACTGGTAGCAAAATGTGCAGAACAGGATAAAAGGATTGAGATGTTAGAATCCAAGTTAGAACTTATTATTAAAGAATTAATGTAATGGCAGTACCAAATACAACAACCTTTAGTTTACAAGATGTAGTGGACGAGGTAAATCCTACAACTAACGATTTAGTCGATTGTATCTCGGATGCCGTAACAGCCTCTTATAATCCTACATATTTTACGGCACCTGCTACCAGTCTGTTGGAATTCAGGGATTACGATAATTCGGGGGGAGGTACCAATACCCTTAGTAGGAGTCCTAGTACCCTTACCTTCGGATCAGGTGCTTCTAGTCAATCTTTCTCTGTAAGTTCAAACACAACTTGGAGTATTTCAGATAACGCTTCTTGGATAACTATAAGCGGAGCAAGCGGTTCTAACAATGATGCTAATATTATTTGCAGAGTAAGTGCAAACGGAACGGGAGGTTTTAGACTTGGTGTAATAGTAATAACAACGACATCAGGAACTCCTACACGCTCGTTAACAATAGGGGTAACTCAATCACCATGGCTTGAATAAAGTTATAAAACAAAAACAAAATGGCAAGAATATTTAGAACAGACATATACGATTACCAAACATTACCGACATTTGAAGACTATGTTATAGGAACAGACCCAGAAGATTCTAACAGAACTAGAAACTTTAGGATTGCCGACATCATAGGACTTGCTAATGGTACGGCAACTAATTTCACTACTTTATTTGATACTCCGGTAGACTATGTAGGTCAGGCAGGTAAAACTGTTATGGTTAATGGTACGGAAGATGGACTAATATTTGGGGAGTCATCTAACGACGAATGGGGTACTTCGAGAGATATTTCTATAGGCGTAACATCTAAATCCGTCAACGGTTCAGCCAATGTTACTTGGACGATTGATGAAATAGGTATTAGAAAGTCGGTAATCGATGCATTGAACATTGATGCCGATACATTGGATAGTTTAAATTCAACACAGTTCCTACGTAGTGATGAAAACGATACTATGACGGGAAATCTTACCGTTACTGGTACTATAACCGCAGGAGGTAGGATAAGTGCGGAAGGTACAGTACCGTTCATTTCGCTAGGTACGGGTCTAAGGGCAGATAATACGGCACAGAATTACATGCTTGCAAGAGATAGTGCAAATACACCTCTTTGGTACATAGGGACGGTATCGACTGCCAACAACGATGTAGCTATAAATAACCAAGACGGAGGGGCGCAATTATTAATAAAAGAGGGAGGGGATTTGAACGGACTGGAATATGGCGACGGTACAATTAGTAGAACTGTATGGCATTCAGGCAACCAACCAGTAGATGTACAACCGACAGCGAATACACTAGCCAGAAGGGATGCTGCCGGTAGATTGGAAGCTGTAGAATTAGAGATTAATAATACTATTAGATTATCGAACAGTGGTGACAGGCCCGGTCTGTTACAATCATGGCCGTTGTCAGTAGGGGCTTGGGCAGGTTTCCAAATAAGGAACAACCCTTCCAACCAGTACTGGTCGTTCTTAGGTACTGATACACAATGTGGGGTCTTTGATGATACCAATAACAAGTGGGTATGGCTACATAGTGAAAACGGAGGGATGCAAATATTCCATAACAATAATATAAGACTCACCACTACTAATGCAGGTGTCACCATTAATGGAACATCGACTGCCAATGATTTTATCCTATCGGGAGACGATGCTTACGATGAAAGTTCTTGGAACGGTAATTTAGAAGTCCCGTCAAAAAACGCAATACGAGATAAAATAGAGTCTCTTTCTCCCAATCATACAACCTACGTAGCAAGAATAACGCAATCAGGTACTTCTAATCCATCAGTGACTGCACTATATGATAACTCAAGTGGATATACTTGGAGAAGGGATGGCGTTGGTGTATACAGGATAATACCAACCGTAGGTGCAAACCACAACCCGGCTCGATGCCATGTAGTCTTTTCACAATGGAACAATTCGACCCAAGCTCGGAGTGCAAGAGTAGTACTTGACTCAACTTTTATACAGGTAGTAAGTGTTGACGGTACTACTATGGGGGACGGGTTGTTGAATGGAACTATTAAAATAGAACAATATTAACCCTTGATTAGAACCATCTACAAATATAAACGTTTCCGGCGTCTATTTTACGGATTAATAGTAGTTTGGAAGTACGAGTATTATGCTTATCTTTACATAATTAACTTAAATTAAACTATAATGGCAACAAAAAACTACAGAAAAATAACGGTAGGCGACAGTTTCTCGAACTGTATAGCTTATGTAAAGACTTACAAATACCTAAAACAAACTATCCAAATCACGGACATAGTTCCTAGCGATTCGGAAGGTATGTTGGATATCTACGTCAAATCAGCTACAGATAAAGACGCAGCCAAGGTATTATGGAAAAGCGTTTCAGAAGAACACATACTAGAAGCAGAGTATGATTTAAACTTCGAGTAAATGAAATCCACAATATATTTTTTAGTACGAGTTGAAGATTCTTATAACAACTACGTAGAACTAGATAATGGCACAAAATTCTCAACAAACAATTCTATAGATAGCGTCGAACACGTTAATCGTGTGGGCAAAGTAATAGATGCCCCTAAAGGAGTTATTGTAGACAAAGGAGATTTCCTATTATTCCATCACAATATTTGTCGTCAATCATGGGGAGCAAAAGGTAAAAAAAGACCTAGTGTATTCGCCATGGACGAGAATGTATTTTTTGTACCGGTTACAGAAATATTCATGTACATGAAAGAGGGGGAGGATAAATGGAACGCATTAGCACCATTTGTCTTTATAGAACCTATTCCGGCAGGTACAATAAAACTATCCAACGGCCTAGAGGTCGAAGAAGATAGCTACAGGGGAATGAAGCCCTTAATAGGTAAAGTAGCCTACCCAAATCAACAACTTATAGATAAAGGGGTAAAAGAGGGAGACACGATAGCTTTTCAAGAAAACAGCGAACACGAGTACGAACTTAAAGGAAAGACGTATTACAAAATGCGTAACCAAGATATTTTAGCAACTTTATGAGAGGACTCTCTGCCGATATTCAAGAAGCATTAGAAATTGTAATTGACGGACTTGATTACAAAATGGAGGTAGACTTTATCGAGCCAGATAAGGTCAAAGCTTCTATGGACTCTAAGCTAGTATCGTTCAGAACTGCAAAAGAGCTATTATCTAAGTGGGTAAATAGCCCTAACGCACCGTCAGACCATAAATTCAGCTTCTATGTTGAACGTTTGATAGGTTCGGGGAACGACTCCATCAAAATACTTAGAAAGGCCCTTAGAGCGCCTATAGATTATTCTACACTAGAGTCACACAAACACAAACTAGCAGCGCAGACAAAATTATTGGTTCTTAACTCTATAACAGAGTTAGAGTCTTCGTTAATAGAACTTGAACATCAGTACGAAACAGGTACAGTTACACTCCAAGAATCCGAATTTAAGAGGGGTTTTGCGGAGAAGTTCGCATACGGAGAGTTTTTTCCTATAAAGAACTACTATAAAAAATGGTACAACGAAGAAGAGGATGCCATAGTAATAGACCCAAAGGGTTCAAGAGGTGAAATAATTGAATTAGACGGACTAAAAATACAACTACCTCACCCACCAAGGGACAGAAAGGATATACTATTTCACGATAAGCCTAAAAGAGACCAGTATTGGATAAGAGAGAAAATGCCTAAAGGCCTTACCCCGGACAATACCGACCCTTATATGGACTATATAATGGAAGAGTTCAGACGTAGACGAGAGGGAGTATGGTTTTACAACAATGGTACACCCACTTGGCTATCTCCTAGACACTATATGCAGCTACAATGGGGCCGTATGTTCGATGACGGGATATACCCAAGCTACAGGCAAGCACAATTATTACTATACTACCACAAGGAAGCCTGCTACATAGATAAAAGGTCTATGGGACAAATATTTTTAAAGTCCCGTCAGACTGGATATACCTATGGAATGATGTCAGACTCTTTAGAACTTATAACAAGAGTTAAAGGTGCCAGAACGGGGCTAACATCTATGACGGACGACGACGCCAGAAAAGCGTTCAACAAATTATCATATACATTCCAAGAGTGGCCTTTCTTCTTTCAACCTATCACTAAAGGTAAAGCGGATTCCCCTACTGGACTAAACTTCGGTAAGCCATCCAACTCCACTAAAGAGGAGAAAAAGAAAAAAAACACATCTACGGATGGCTATATAAATAGTGAAACTGATTTTGAGGCTACTAAAATTAAGGCTTATGATGGTCAGCACATGAAATTATACATTGGGGACGAGTCTGCCAAGTGGGATAGAGCGTCTTATATCGAACACCTTAACACACTATTGCCTACTACTTTCCGTGGTGGACGTGTTGTGGGTAAAGTGTTCTTAGGTTCTACCATGGGTAAACTTGACAAAGGTGGAGAAGATTTTAAAGTGTTATACAAAAACTCTAAGGTAGCCGATAGACAACCATCTGGGTATACCTCAACTAAACTGTATTCCTACTTTATGCCGGCATATACCAACTACGAAGATTGTATTGATATCTATGGTAAATGTTGGACAGAAAACCCACCAAAAGGTACTCTTAATACTTTTGGAGACCCAATAAGAAAAGGTTCTATACAAGCTATTAAAGAGCTTTATGCAGATGCTAAGAACCAGGGAGATGTGGCCCTAAATGCCGCTTACCGTGCATTCCCTATGACAGAGGCTCACGCCATGAGAGACGAGGCCGATGCCTGTGTATTCAACTTAACAAAGTTAACCGACCAATGGGATCATAACGAAGAGCTAAGCATCGATAAGCCATTATATACAAAAGGTAATTTTAAATGGGAAGGCGACGTAAGATTCTCTAAAGTAGAATTTGTACCGGATAAATACGGTAGATTCAAAGTTTGGTGGATGCCTAGTCAAGTAGACGATACTCAAAAACTAAGAAACAATGTAAAGAAGATAAGAAACTTGTATACCCCTATGAACGACTACGGTTGTATAGGAGTGGATTGTTTTGGTTCGTACGTACAAGGAAAAAATAAAGCATCTAAAGGAGCAGCACACGCCTACACAAAGGCTAATAGCTATGGCGTGCCTGCAAGAAAGTTTCTATTCGAGTACATAGATAAACCTGCAACACAAGATATTTTCAACGAGGATATCTTTATGGCAGCTTGGTTCTACGGACTACCTATACTAGCGGAGAACAACAGGAGAGATTTTGTAAGATATCTATTCAACAACTTGGCTAGACCATTCTCTATGAACAGGGTCGACAAAACTAAACTAGACGGAGATGACCTTGTATTGGGAGGACAACCTATGCAGAGTAAAGATATACTTGATGCACACGAAAACGGTATCAGAAGCCATATACAACATCACTTAGGAGAGTCAACAGTGCCGGACGGTATAAAATATAGACCAGAAGGAACCATGGGAACCATGCCATTCAACGACACTATTATGGATTGGATGAAATTTAACCCTAATGCCAGAACTGCTCACGATGCTACAATATCTAGCGGGTTGGCCATAATGGGATGCAACAAAGAGAAATACGTACCTAGACCAAAGGGTAATGACCCTAAAAAGAACAGGTCTTTACTTAGAACCTACAGTAATAAAGGAATAACAAGTACCTTTAAAAAAGAGAGGGGAAAAAATTAGTATATTTGTAAGTAAATATCATACAACAGAATGGCAAGAAAGAAATCATATTTAAAAGTAGCTAACCACAGAGTTACACCAAACCCGTTTGCTAGCTCCGAAGAAAAGGCTAGCGACGAGTACGGCCTACAGTTCGCCAAACTTATAGAGCATGAATGGTTCTTTATAAGGAGTGGCAACACGGCAAATCAATTCTACGATAAACGTCTTAGAATGGACGAGCAGAGGAAGTATGCCCGTGGAGAACATGATACTGGATTAGTAAAAAAACTTATTACTGACGGTACCGGTGGCGAATCATACACTAACTATGATTGGAGGCCGATTCAAATTCTTCCTAAATTTATAAAACTAGTAGTTAACCAAATGACGGAGCGTCTATACGAAATAGATGCCCAAGCCGTTGATGGTATATCTCAAGGATTGAGAGACGAGTATAAGGACATATTAAAAAAAAATATGTACGCCAAGCAAATGTTGACAGACGCTAAAGAACTTTTAGGAGTGGACTTAACGCCTGCCGGCATAGGCGAGATTCCTGATAGTGATGCAGAAATCGACCTACACATGAAACTACAGTATAAGCCCGCCATCGAAATAGCGATAGAGCAAGCAATTAAATATACCTTAGAATTAAACGAGTACGACGAGACTCAAAAAATGATGCTTAAAGATTTAGTTGAAATAGGTGTGGCTGCATTGCACCACAGAACCGACCCAACTAAAGGCATCGTTGCAGAATATAGAGACCCTGCCGACATGGTTTGGGCCTACCCGACCAGAAGTAATTTCGACAATGTAAACTACTACGGAGTTGTTAGGAGACAAACAATCAGCGAAGTAGGTAGACTAGCAGGTAAGAAATTCACTCCGGACGAATTAGAAAAATATAAAAACGTATCAAACGAATGGCAAGGCTATAACCGTATATCAAATGAATTTTGGTATAGGGGAGAAGACCTACCTAACAGTATGGTAGACGTACTTGACTTTACGTTCAAGACAACCAAGAGAAACGTATTTAAGAAAAAATACAGAAGTAATGGTAGCTATTCTATAACAGAAAAATCATCGGACTTCATAAAAACACCAGAGCAACTAGCTAAAGAGTCAGAACAAGGGTTCAAAGACTACGACATTTTAGAAGATGTACAAGAGGTTTGGTACGAAGGTTCTCTAATCTTAGGTACCGATATGATATTCAACTACAGAGAATGTAGCAACATGGTAAGGCCAGAAGGTTTTATAAACAATAAAGTTTCTTCAAACTATGTAGTTTATGCACCAGAACTTTACCAAGGTCGTATTCAATCTTTAGTTGATAGGGTTATACAATATGTAGACCAACTACAACAAATTCAAGTTAAGATACAACAATTCGTAGCCAAGGCCAAGCCTAACGGTATTTGGATCGACGTTGACGGACTACAGGAATTAGACCTAGGAGACGGTAACTCGTTCGACGCATTAGACCTTATTAGATACTACGATGAAACAGGTAACTTACTTGGTACATCTAGGCTATCCGATGGAGGTTACAATAACGGATCATTGCCTATCAAAGAGTTAAACAACGGAACCATGGCAGGACTAGAGCAATTAATGAATGCTCACAACTTCCATTTCCAAATGTTCAGGGATTCTATTGGTATAGGACAAGGTGCTGACGGTGCCTTACCTGACCCAAGAACATCTAACGGAGCTTTAGAACAGCAACAAACATTATCTAACGTTGCCACTAGGTACGTACTAGACTCTCAATTAAAAATAACACAATATTTAGCCAACGGTTTATCTCTAAGGCTAAAAGATATATTCAAGTACTCTAACTTAAAGAACGCTTACATAAATTCTATAGGTAGGGTTAACGTAGATGTTTTACAATCGATTCAAGATTTACACTTACACGATTTTGGTATTACTATTAAGTTAAAACCAGATGCACAGGATAGAGCTATGCTAGAAGCTAACATACAAGCTGAAATAGCATCAGGTAATCTAGGTACAGAAGATGGGATAGATATTAGAAAAATATCCAACATCTCTGTGGCCAACGAAATGCTTAAAGTCAGAAAAGACAAACGTATAAAAGAAGCCCACGCAAGGGAACTTGAAAAAATAAAAGCTAACGGAGAAGCTAGCGCTCAAGCAGCTAAGGTAGCATCCGATTCGAAGAGAGAGGAAATTTCTTTTGAAACAGAAAGCAAACTTAGGTTAGAAGAGTTTAAAAGAGAATCCGATAAGTTGAAATTACAATCAGAACTAGAGGCCAAGAGGTTGCTAATGGCAGATGAATATTACTACCAAACAGGAATACAAACTGAAATAGCTAGTAATAAAAGGGCTGACGACGCTTATAAAGAAGACCGTAAAGACACTCGTACAGCTATTCAAGCTACACAACAAAGTAAAATGAAAGCAGAGCAAAGTAAGGACGGGGGCGGTAAAGCAATCGACTTTAAATCAGCACACGCTACCATGACGGGAGAGATTGGCATGGACGATTTTAGGGTGTAAAAAATAGCATTCAATTTTATTCGTAGATTTGTAACATAAGTAAATAAACTAAATTAAATTCAACATGGCATTATTCAAGAAGAAAGGTGATAACCTTAGTCGAGCAGGTGCAATATTAGATATATTGGCCCCAAAAGACGCAGTAGATACACCACCAGTTGACGTACCACCAGTTGATACGCCACCTATTGAAGAACAACAAATTGACACACCGCCAGTAGTAGATACACCACCGGCAAACATAGATACACCACCAGTTGACGTACCACCAGTTGATACGCCACCCGTGGAAGGAGAAGAGCCTACAGGGGGAGTTGCAACCCCACCAGTAGTACCTGAACCACCAGTAACACCGGAGCCAGTAGTTCCACAAAGTGCAGAAGTAACAGAGGAACTGTTATTAACCAAACTTAGCGAGAAGCTAGGTAGAACGGTTACTAACTTTGACGAGTTGACTCCAAAAGAGGCAAACATCGACCCCGAGTTAAAACAACTGCAAGAGTGGAAAGAAAAAACCGGATTACCTTTATCAGAATGGTCTAATTACACTAGAGACTTTTCTAAGATGGGAGACATGGATATAGCAAGAGAGACTCTAGCTAAACAATATCCTAACTTCACTAAAGAAGAGTTAAACTATGAGTTACAGAGATTCTCCTACGACGAGAATGTTGACGACGAAAGTGATAAGATTAAAAAGAGTATCGAACTTAAAAAATTCGCTGCCGAAGGTAGAGGAAAGTTAGAGGCTAATAGATTAGAGTTGGCAAACTCTACTCCACAAGCTGTACTAACGCAAGAGCAACAAGATGCAATAGCATTGGCCCAACAAGTACGAGCGGATAACCTGACTTCTACACAGAAGCAAGACGCTTATAATATAGGGATAACGCAAGCATCGACAAGCCTTGAAGCAATTGATTTGAAATTGTCCGACGATTTAACCATCAAGTATAATATACCTGTTGAAGTTAAAAAAGGTCTTCCAAAGATGGTAGCAGAAATGCCACATTGGTATAATGAAGACGGAACGTACAACCATTCAAACGTTGTTAAAGATGTTGCTAAAGTGACCAATTTTGAAGCAATGGTCAAAGCAGCTTTCGAGCAAGGAAAGTCTGTAGGAGCCGAGTCAAGGATCAAAGCCGGAGGTAATATTACCATCGACGGAATCCCCAACCAAGCCCCTGCTTCAAAACCAAAAGGAAACGTATCCGACGTTGTAAGTAAACTCACAGGAGCGAAAACAGGCAGTAAGTTACGTTTCAGAACAAAAAAATAAGAAACAACAACTATAAACAATCATTAAACAATGGCATTAGCATCAACACCAACGTACGCAATCAGCCCTAGTGCAGTTAAGGCCCCTAGCCAAACTAACTACATCGACATCTTCGATTATACTTCACAGTATGCGCCAGATGCTTACGAACAATTAATTTCTATCTATGGAGACCAGTCTCTTATGGGTATGATTTTCGAACTAGGGAGCGAAGAGGCTATCTCTTCTGACCAGTACATCTGGACTGAAAAAGGCCGTCTTCACACTTCTTACGAATCAGTAGGACGTAGTGGTAACGTTTTTACACAAGCAGGACACGTATTCCGTGCCGGTGAAGTAGTAGCGGTATCCGGTAGCTCTAATTTCCAATTAGGACGTATTACTGCCGTAACAACAGACACTTTTACAGCCCTACCTTACAAGGCAGCAGGTTGGTCAGTAGGAACAACAGGAATCAAAGCATTCATCTCTCACAGTGAATTTTTGAAAGGTTCTGGCCCTATGGACGGAAGCTTAGAAACTGACTTTACAATACTTAACAACAAGACTATTATCGAGAGAGATAACTATCTTGCATCTGGTTCTGAAATTACTCAAGACTCTTGGGTACAAACGGACAACGGTGGATTTGTATGGTACTTACAGTCTGAACTGGACGGAAGACGTAGATTTGAGGACAGAATCGAATTAGGTTTACTACAAGGTGAATCAGCAGAAGCAGGTTCAGAAGCCGGAGCAGCAGGTTTTGACGGTACAGAAGGACTTTTTGAGTCCGTACGTATCAGAGGTAACGTATTCGACGGTCTAGCAACAACACTTGCAGATTGGGACACAATCTTGAAGCGTTTCGACGCACAAGGTAAAATCCGTGAATATATGTTCTACGTAGACAGAGACCAATCTTTAGCTATCGATGACCTTTTAGGTGCATTGAACGCAGGTTACTCTGGTGGTATTTCTTTCGGTATGTTCGACAACAGCGAGGACATGGCCGTAAATCTTGGATTCCAAGGATTCAGAAGAGGTACTTACGACTTCTACAAATCTGACTGGAAAGTCTTAAATGACCCTACTCTTTTAGGAGCAGTAGCACCGGCAGATGGAAAAGTACGTGGACTATTGGTTCCTTACGGAGACCAAGAAGTTTACGACGGAACTAGCCCAATGGCTGACCGTATCACTAAACCTTACTTGTCTATCAAGTACAGAGTTAAAGGTGCGGAGAACAGACGTCACAAAACGTGGATTACAGGTTCAGTTGGAACTAACGCCCCAACAGATGGTAACGACCACATGAGAGTTCACCACTTGGCAGATAGAGGTGTATGTACCGTAGGTGCAAACAACTTTATGATTTTCGAGGGCGAGTAATCAACATCATAATAATAGGGGAGTTTAATCGCTCCCCTTTTTTTATTATCTTTATATTTATAATTCAAACTTAATTTAAACTAAAACAAAATGGCAACAAAAAGAGCTACAACAGCCAAGAAGACCGTCGTTACAGAACGAAAGGCAAAGAATTACAGACTACTAAGGTACCAACCCCTTACATTCACCTTAAAGGTTGGAAGAAACAACTCACTTTTAGTACCAGATGAAAATACAGGATATACTCGTGCAATAAGACATTGCCCCGGAGAAAGGTCTATATTCGTTGACGAGCAATCGGAAAGTGCGGTAGTCGTTCCTATCATTTTCTTAAAAGGACTATTAGAGACTAAAGAATCAGACGTACTTACTCAACAATTCTTAGATGTACACCCTAAAAACGGTGGAGTATTTGAACTAATAGATACAGCAGCAGACGCTACCGATATCACAGATATGGAAGAATTGAAGATAGACGTTAAACAAGCTATCCGTGCCAAAGCTAAAGAAGATACCGGAATAGAAGAATTAAGGATAATTACCTCCGTTCTTATCAGCAACGCATCGGAAGCAGCTAAGATGGAATCTTCGGAAATCAAGAACTCACTTTACTCATTAGTAGATGAAAACGTTAACCGTTTCGTTGACGACAACGGAGAAGTTAGCATTTTCGACGACTTAGAAATCAAGAGAGCAGCTATTACACAGCACGCATTTAACTCCGGTAAAATCCAAGTTAGTGCCGACGGTGGTAAAGTAATGTGGGCCGATAACAAGGCTACAATCTGCCTTATTCCAATAGGACAAAGCCACTTAGATTTCTTCTCTAAGTTCTTAGGAACAGAGGAAGGGTTACAAGTAGCGGTAGAGATATCCAAACGATAATCCCTTAATTATTAATATGACAAGCCTCCTTTTGGGGGCTTTTCTTTTTTTAGTATCTTTACGTTACTAATAAAGAGATAAAAATATGATTAATAACGCCTACGAATTACTAAAAACCATACTTAACAAAGAGCTTAGGGGTAACGTCACACCAACGGAATACAACCTTATAGCTAAACAGGCCCAAGAGGAGATATTCAGAGGATATTTTGAGGACGAGGCCAGAGATAAGTACAAGGAAAAAAGAGGCCTTTCAAGTAAAGGCTATGCAAACCTATCTTTAAATCAAAGACAAAGGATAGACCAGTTTTCAAAAAGAGCTGTTCTTACCTATAGCACACCTAATTTTGTGTTACCTACAGACCTTTACTTTATAAAAGATTTTGGTATAGATGCCAACGGAACTGTAGTAGAGGAGATGGAAGGACAGTATGTATCTTTTTTAGGTAAATCATTAGCTGCCCCATCTACAATATTCCCGACATACGAGCAAACCGGAAACTTACTTACTATTTCACCTGCAACTATAGTGTCAGGAGTCAATTGTAGGTACGTAAGAACGCCTTTAGACCCTAAGTGGACATACACAGTAGTTAGTGGCGTAGAGCTTTACAATCCCTCTGCAAACGACTTCCAAGACTTTGAACTACATACATCTGAATTTTCTAATCTTGTGATAAGAATGTTATCCTACTTTGGAATAAACATAAGGGAAGCGGAGATTATGCAATATGCAGAGGCCCTCAAACAAGTAAGAAAAGAAGTAGAAGAACAATAAAAAATAAATAATGGCTTTACCTAATTTTACAAATTTAGATAATTACTATGACGACGTTTCGCAATTCGGTGATTATCAATACAGCACTCTCGAAGAGATAGTCAACAACTTTATGTTCGAGCAAGACGATGATTCGTATGTAGCCCATACGGACAGGGGTCGTGTTGCCATATTCGGAAAAAAAGGAGTAAGAGAACTATACTACGACGTAGTTAATGAAATAATTTCCATAGAACTAGACCTAGACCCATCTCTTATAATCCCATTACCACACGATTACATAAACTATGTAAGGATTTCGTGGGTAGACCAAAGAGGTAAAAAACACCCACTAGCGTTTGACAGAAGCTACAACCTAGCGCAGGCATACTTACAAGATGATAATTACGATTTCTTATATGATATAGACGGTGATATCCTTAAAGGTAGCCACATACAGAATACAGTAGAGTCTAATCCTATAATTGCAAACGAAGATGCAGACCTTATAGCAAACTTTACTCAAAGGGGTTTCAACGTAGATAGGTCTAAGATATTTAAAAATGGTAGCTTCATAGTAGACAAGACACAAGGGGTTATACAATTTTCTTCCATAGTTACCGGAAGGACTATAGTACTAGACTACCTAAGCGACGGACTATTCCAAAGAACCGACGACGAAATAAGAGTACACAAATTTGCAGAAGAAGCACTCTACGCATACATCTACTTCAATCTTATAAAAAGAAAGAGGTCTGTTGCCGAAAGAGAAAAAATCAGAGCAGAGCAAGATTGGTACAATCAAAGAAGATTGGCCAAGAAAAGAATCTCTCCTATAACATACGATAATGTTAAACAAATCCTCAAAGGTAATTCTAAGTGGATCAAAGACTAATAAATGAGCGAATTTAAAAATACTTTCTTAGCCGGAAAGATGAACAAAGACATAGACTCAAGGTTAATGCCAGATGGCGAATACCGAGACGCTCTTAATGTCAAACTTTCAAACTCTTCCGGTTCAGATACAGGTGCAATAGAGTCTGTGCTTTCTAACGAGCAATTGACTACATTGTCATTAGGAACTACTGTAAATACTGTTGGAGCATTTTTCGACAATAGCGCAGGTATGATATATTGGTTCACTACATCAGAGCTAGGAGACTACGTAATAGAGTACGACACTATACTTGATACGGCAGCAATAGTTTTAAGTGATACCGGTACAAGAGTACTTAATTTTAACGTCAATAACTTAATTACGGGCGTTGGGGTTATAGTAGACACAGACAATAACAAAAGGATTCTTATTTGGACAGACGACCTAAACCCTATACGTGCTATCAACATAGCAACGGCAAAGACGTATGCCACAAATGGATTTTCAAACGAACAGATAAATCTTTATAAGAGGCCGCCCCTGTCGCCACCTACACTTACACTATCAAACACCCCTACAGAAAACGAGAACAACATAACCGAAAGGTTTTTAAGGTTCTCGCACAGATACAGGTATGTTGATGGAGAAATTAGCGCATTATCTCCCTTTACGGAAACAGCTTTTTTACCTAAGAACTTTAGGTATGACTACGCTGTGTCTTCTAATGAGGGTATGGTAAACAGATTTAACGAGGCTACCATTGGATTCAATGTTGGCCCTGCCGAGGTTATAGGTGTTGATATCGTTATGAAAGAGTCTAACAGTAATACTGTATTCTTGGTACAGGCCTTTGACAAAGACGAACAAGATTGGTCTGACGACTCTACACAATCTTTTAAGTTTAACAACAACAAAATATTTACGGCCTTAGCCGACGACCAACTAAAAAGGCTTTACGACGCTGTACCACTAAAAGCTAAAGCCTTAGAATTAATAGGTAACAGGATAGTAATAGGTAATTACACAGAAGGATATAATATAACCAAAACCAATGCCGGAGGAACTAAGATAAAAATAGACTTTACGGTAGATCACAGCGCAAGCACAATAAACTCTGGGAGTGCTTCTGAAACAATGAAGAGTAATAGGGCATACGAGATAGGTATAGTTTACCTAGACGAGGACGGGCGTATGAGTACAGTACTTACAAGCCCTTTAAATACTACGGCCATACCTAATAGCGATTCCAATAAAAAGAACGTACTACGGGTTACGGTTAACAACGAAGCACCATATTGGGCAACCAAGTACAGGTTCTTCTTAAAACAAACTAGGGTTAACTACGAAACAATAGTACCATCTTTATTTTACAGGGACGGTGTATTTGCATGGCTTAAACTAGAGGCCGACGAAGCCAACAAGTTCAAGGTGGGAGATTTCATTTACGTAAAATCAGACAGCTCTGAAATACTTGAAGATGCTATTCAAACTAGAGTATTAAACATAGTAAATCAACCAGAAAACTTCTTAGAGGATGATGACGTACTTACAGTAGAACAGGTATCAGGAACATATTTCAAAATAAAGCCAGAAGGGTTTAGGATAAGTGTGGAAGACTTTACTACTTATAACTTCACTAGCTTTGGTTTTAGAACAGGTAATACACCAAACAACATACTTGTTGCTTCTGGTGCAACCGAGTCATACAAAGAGACTCCGGTATACTACGGTACAGGAGGTTTAGACGACTGTAGGTTATCTGGTGGTCTTTATACAGGAGATACGGATATAAGATATCAAATAGAAATAGTAAGCCTAGGTCTACCCGATTCATTTAGGTGGAGAGAAGGCGACGAAGATGATTGGAGCGCAGATATCCCTATTACAACGAGTAGTCAAGTTCTTAGTAACGGAATAGCTATAACGTTTAGTTTCTCTACTGGACATAATTTATCCGATAGATGGGTTATCTCTGCAAAATCAGAAACTATAACACAGGGTTGGGACGTAGGTTCAAGCTCTCTTATAGACAACAGAATCATAGTAAGTTACCAAGGGCCACAACCGGAGGTGGAGCAGATTTTAGGGGGTACTCAAATAACTATAACTTATGACGATACTGGTAGTAGCGGTTCAACAGGCCAAATAAAGTTTACACAAACGTTTGTATCTAGTGGTACATACTCTAACTTAGAGGAGTGGTTCTATGGAGATAGTATTATAGATACAATAGAATACCCTACAACCTTAGATAGGGTTATATTTAGAAGAGGTACAGTAATTAAGCATAATCCGCCACAACAGTTTGAACTAGACGGAAGATATTCCGGTATAGCTCCTAGAGAGCCTATGTGTATGTTATTTGCATCTAGTTACAGGGTAATCAACAACGAGACCGGTAGAGCTAATGCAAGTATAGAAATACTTACGCTTAAAAGCCCATTAATATTCGAGACTATTCCATTAAATATAGACGAAAGTTTCTTCTATGAAATTGGTAGGACTTACGACATATCTTCTGGTGCTACAAAATACCACCAAGGTTTCAACGGTAGTGACCAGAACCAGACCGTAGGGCAGCCTGCGATATTGAACTTAAACGTTTTCAACGCATTCTCTTGGGGTAATGGATTTGAGAGTTATAAAATAAAAGACAGGTTTAATGAGAGGTCTATGTTTATTGACACTAGGCCATCTCTTGATATAGAAAAATTTAAACAGAATAAAAGAATAGCAGACCTTACGTACAGTAAGCCTTTCGAGCAATCAACAAACTTTAATGGCATAAACGAGTTCAATTTGTCTACCGTTAACTTTTTACCAATGGATGACAAGTATGGTAGTATTCAAAAACTATTCTCTGCCGACACTAATTTAGAGGTGTACCAAGAAAATAAAGTACACACGGTACTTTTCGAAAAGGATATACTATTTGATGCAGGCGGAAACGGTGTTGTAAGAGAGGTAACTAACGTATTAGGTAGTACACCTTCTCCATGGGCAGGAGAGTACGGTATTTCTACACACCCAGAGAGCCACGCTTTCTACGGTAATATGAGATACTGGTGCGATGTCCGTAGGGGTACGTTACTTAGACGTTCTCAAGACGGTATAACCGAAATAAACAAAGGTCTATCCGACTTCTTACAAGACTCGTTTAGAAATAACCCGTCTACTAGAAAGTTCGGAGCTTTTGACTTACATGACAAAGAATACGTATTTGTAGATGCAGGCCAATATACTGTAGGTTATAACGAAGGTGTAAAAGGATTCCCTTCATTTTACTCTTATCAACCTCAATGGATGGGTTCTCTTAATAATAAGTTTTACAGCTTTAAGAACGGACAACTATACAGGCATTACGACGAATCGAATCCTGTTAGAAACCGTTTCTATGGAAATGATTACAACTCTACTGTAAAGGTTATTGTGAGCGCTGCCCCGTCTGAAATAAAGGTTTTAAAGAATCTTATAATAGAGGGTAACAAGCCGTGGGCCACTACGGTAAAATCTTACTTAAACGACGAAACAATCTCTGTAACGCAGAGTACTGTGGGAATTGCAGAGTACCTACGTAAAGAAGGTAAGCTGTACGCTTATGTGAGACGTAACGAACTTACCGGAGACCTTACGGCTAAAAATGCCTTTGGGTTAGGTGAAATCAGTTCGATAGCGTCCCTAGTGTTGACTATGAAAAATACAATACACACCTCGTTAGCTATAGGAGACGAAGTTTATAATGCTACACCAACTCTAGTAGGTACGGTTACGGCAGTAAATAGGACGGCTAATACCGTTACATTGACTTCTGTAGGTTCATTAAGTGCCAACGACTTTATACTTGCTCAAAAATCAGGTAGAGTAGAGGGTAGTGAGATAAGAGGATATAACTTTGAAATAGATTTAGTAGATAGTTCAAACACAAGAACAGAGCTATACGCACTAGGTACAAATATGTTCAAAAGTTCGCCATCATAACTTGGTAGATTAGTAATAATTTCGTATATTTAGTTATGCAAGAAATACAACAAATTAAGTCTAAATTCGACGTTACTATAGAACCTAAAGAGGATTTTTATCCTACTTATGAAAACTGGTGTGCAATCAGGGAATTTCCCTGCATACCTATAAGACAAATTGACACGGTATTCGTCTGCTTTTTAAAAGGCGTTGCCGTGTACAGTTGTTTTTTTTGGAACACTAATTCTACATTTGCGGTAGTAGGGTTTCCATTTAGTAATCCGCACGTACCCTTTGACGAAAAGAAAGGGGGACTGACACACTTGTTCGGTCAAATAGCATCAATGGCAAAGAACGGAGGCTACGAAATACTTTGGACTACATCAGATACGCCTAAAGTTATTGAGAGTATGTTGGATAATGGTTTCAAAGTAGCGGACACTAAAGTTGACCAGTACTATAAGAGACTCTTTTAATGTACGAGTTTTTTCCGTATTTTTGTATAAATAAAACAACTAAACCAATATGGCAATAGCAGCAGCAGGTGTAGCAATAGTAGGGGGTGTAACTCAAGCGGTAGTTTCCGCAAAGAGGGCCAATAAGATTAGCGACGCTATTAAAAACTACGAAAGACAAGATTTAACCAACGCCTATGAGAACACTAGGGTAAGTACTCTTTCAGCAGAGCTTCAACAAGAGGAGTTAGCTAGAGCTACTGCAAGTAGTGTACAAGCTCTTAGGGCCGGAGGAGTACGTGCCGTAGGGGCAGGTTCAGGTAGCGTTCAAGCAGCAAATATAAATGCAGCTAGAACTATAGGCGCTGATTTGGATATGCAACAAAAAAGAATAGAAGACCTTAGAGCGACCGACGAAGTTCGTATACAACAAGCTACAGAAGTAAGAGAACAAGCCGATTTAACAGGTATGGGTAATGAACTGAATACCCAAAGACAGAATACTACTAATGGGATAAATACTGCCGTCTCGGGAGTAGGTTCGGCCTTTAGCGCTATAGGTGCAATGGGAGGAGTAGGTTCAAAAATACCTAAAGTAAGTGCAGTAAAAACTACTACTCAAGGGCTAACAACAGCAAAACCACAAGCACCAATATACACAGGATAAAAATGGCGATACCTAAAGGAAATTACGCAGCTTATCAACAAACTACACCCACTAAATTCAATTTTGGTGAGGTGGCAGAGGACGTTGCGGTAAGAGAGCAAGCGCAAAAAGATAGAGTAGCTGCCCAAGAAAAAGAAAGATTAGAGAGGCAAGAAAAAATAGCTAGTAGTTATAAATCAGACGCATCTACACTTACAGACGTTATAACAGGTACAGACTCCGTAGACCAAGCCTTTATAAGAGGGGTTAGTAGTGCTTCCGATAAGTTACTAGAGATATACAAACAAATAGAAAAGAACCCTTCTTTGGCAAACGATCCAGAGACTATTATGAAAATAGGGAATCTTAACAATTATTCTAAATCTTTGTCCACCTCCTCTCAAGGGATTACGGATTTCAATATTAAACTTGCAGAGGGTGTACAAGACGGGAGCCTATCCGGATGGAATAAAAAATATCTTAATGTGGCCGAAAGCATCTACGGAAAAGCTAACCTAGAAATAGGGGTAGATGAAAAAGGTAGGGCAATAGGTTCAACCATACAACTTGACGATGACGGAGAACCCGTTCTTGACCAAAACGGACAACCTATACTAGAGGATTTACAGTTACCACAAAAAATGATGGGACAAAGTTTTCCAGAGTTAGTACCAAACTACAATATGGCTGCCGACGCTCAATCTATAGGTAAAGAATTAGGTACAAGAGTTAAAGGGGGTGTTGTAGGGTCTTTCGGTACTACTAAGAGCCAGACTTGGGAGGATATAAAGGAAGATGCCAGAGAACTTGTAAAAAGCCACCTAGGTTCTGCTAAACAACCTAGCGTAAAGGCTAAGTCAATATGGTACGATGTTATGGGCAACGAACCTAAAGACCTAGAAGAAAATGACATGGCAATGATAGAAGAGACATACCTCAACTCTATTAAGCCTTTTTATGATAGTGTAGTAGAGAACAGCATAGATTTTTCAGCTAGAAATGCAGCTAATAAAGAAGCCAACAGGAAAAAAGAAGAGGAGGCAAAAGAGAAAGTCGTGAAGGCTATATCAGATTTTACCCTTATTACCGACCAAGATGGAAATCTAAAAGTAGAAGAGTATATAGGAGTAAAAGGAGACATAAGAGGTGAAGCAGTTCAATTTGCATTACCTACCGATTCAAAGACCAAGCAGTCAAATGTTACGGTAATGGGGCCACAAGGAACTAGAATGGAGGTTACTAAAGTAATCTTATTGGATTCAGGGGAACTGGCCTACGAAGGATTTGAGTATCAAGGTAAGGCTACGGGCCAATCCCTTGACCCAGATGCGGTAGACCTATTCGATAAAGGAACAGGTAAGTTATCTAACGACGTTAAAAGAAAGAAAGTCGGTGGAGGAATGGATAAGAACGATGATGTACTTACATCAGTAGCTAAAGCCTACGGATTAAGAAATGAAGGAGAGCTTAAAGCCTTATTAAAAAATAAGAAAGACAACTATAAAAAAGGAGGAGCCTCTAAGTCAGGTAAGCCGACAGCACAAGAGTTGATAGACAAGTATAAGAAAGGGTAATTCAAATTAAATAAAAAATGAACGAAGAATTAGATGTGATAGTACAAAGAATGATTGACGCAGGTGAATCAGAGGAAAACATCGCAATAGTTATACAGGGTTATGAAAGTGGTGGCGCTCAAATACAAGAGACGGCACAACAACCTGCGCCATTAAAAAAAAAAGAAGCTACGGTATTACAATCCCCTTCCGAGGAGGTTACATCTGTATCGGATGGTTCAGACATTGAGCCTAGTACCGATAGCCCTGTTTTACCTCCTAGCATTGAAACTATGCCAGACCAAATTGTTAACGAACCGATTGCGGATTTGTACGAGCAATACAAAGGGGCAGGTAAAATCAAACCGGCACAACAACAAATAATAGAATCAAAACTCGAAGCCCAAAAGAAGGGCGACAGAGGTTTTTGGGAGACCGCCATTGCCGTAACCGAAGGTTACTTCAAGACTGGCGTAGCTACTCCTATGTTCCAATACGACAACAAAGAAGACCTACTAGCTAAAAGACAACTAAAAAATAAGGTAGACTTTTTATCCGAACTACCAGAGGAAACATTAGTTGAATTAAAAAGCTATGCAGGCGAAAAGATAACTGAACTAGAAGATTCAAATCTGAACGTATTGGCCGAAAATAAGATGATGGAAGAGAGAAGTAAGAAACTTTCTAATGAAATGAAATACCAAGTACAAGGTATTACCCGTCTTCAAGAAACAGGCCAAGATATACCAGAGGACGTTGTAGAGGCTTACCAAAAAAATTACTTGGAGCTACAGGCCATTTCATCTACATATAACAACAATATAGACTCTATAGAAAATAACAACGAAGATATCGGTGATTTCTACGAAGAGGTAAACTTGCTTAAAAAGAACTATGGTGGTTTAGACTACTATAAGGATATGGCTAGGCTTACTTCTGCTAGTATGATGGCAGGTGCCGCAGAGATGGGACTGACTACACAAGAAATGGTGACTAAGCATACCGGAATGAAGCTGTTTGCAGATGCCCCGTTCGACCAAGAGGATATTACAGAGTTTAGGGCAGAGATAGCCGACCAACAAGAATTACAAAAGCCTAATATGTCGGTATCGGATATCGAGAGTATGGGAGACTTTGGCGGTTGGTTAGGAGAACAAATAGCTACACAGCTACCAGTACTTACTGTATTAGCTGCATCTGGTGGTACAGCAGGCCTAGGTTTACTAGGAGTTAGTGCTGCCGGTCAAAAAATCGGAGAATTAGAGGTAAAAAGAGAAGAGGCAAACGAGACTATAAAGTCTATGAACGACTTACTAGAATCTGGACAAGAGTTTACAGAAGAGGAGTTAAAAGATATAGACGGTGCTATAGCAGAAGCTACAAAGGTTACAGAAATATCTCAAGACGAGATGTATCTAGCAGGCCTAGGTAGTTTTGCTTTAGAAGTACTTACCGAGAAAGTTACACTAGGAATCTTATCAAAAGGAAAGAGGGCCTACACAGCAGCCAAAAACTCGGGCGGTGCGTCATGGAAAGAGTTTGGTAAAGGTATAGGCAGGTCTTTTACGGGAGGATTAGAAGAAGGTGGAGCCGAATTTGTAAACCAAGTAGGTGGAAATCTTATAGACATTCTTTACCTTAATGACCCAGACGTACATATATTTGACGGTGCTATAGATGCACTTGCATCCGGTGGAGCAATGGGTTGGGGTATGAAGTTTGCACCAATGGCATTAGGTATGGGGGCTAAAGCTTTTGTACCTAAAGAAGTTACTGCTAAAATGAAGTCAGATATTAACAAGATATCCGAGCTTAACAATGAATTAGAAAGTAATGAAAACCTTGACAACGAGACCAAGAAAGTTATAAAAAGTAAAATAGAAAAGCTTAAAGAAGATGTAGCTAAGGGTATGAAGAAAACATTTGGGGATGTTTCTAAGATGCCTAAAGAAAGTATTGCAGAACTTGTAGAGCTTGATAAAAAAGCGAACAGTATAGCCAAGAGGGTACAAGAACTACAAAAGAGCAACATTAACAAAGAGTTAAAAGCTGAATTTATAGCAGACCTTAAAAGAGATATTGACGCAATAGCAAAAAGAAAACAAGAAATACTAGACGAAAAAGGTGGGATTAAACCAGAGACACAAGAAACAGTCAAAAAAGAGTTCCCAGATAGGGAGACATTCGCAGGCACCTTCGAGGGAGCAGCTAAAGATGGAGAGACAGACGGAACTGTTCAAGAGGAAACAGGAGAAGATACAGACAACGTTGAAAATGTTAGACCTAGGGTTAAACTAAAAAAGCAATCCAAAGGAATCTATACGGACACTATAAACGACTACACCGTAAATAAAACGGAAGAAGGTAGTTGGGAAGTACGTACAGAAGAAGACTCTAAAGGTAAACGTGGCAACACGGTACTAGGTAGCTTTAAAACTTTGAAAGAAGCTACAGCTTACCTACAAGAACAAACCGATAAAAGGTCTGAACTTTTGGCCCAATCTCAAAAAGAAGCCAACTCCGGAAACTTATTCGAGAACAACGAAGGTAAGTCCAAATTCAACTGGCGTAAAATGTTATCAGGTGTCCCTGTATTGACTTATATAGATGAAATAACTTTCTCTAAAGCAGCTAAGGCCATAGAAGATAAATTAGCTTACTACGGCAACAAGGCGTTTTTAGGTCAATTTACAATACAACCAGACGGTACAGTTGGTAGAACTAGGACACAGAGGAATGCGATAGCTCTTAAAAACTTTGGTATAGAGTTGGTAAATTCTACAGTAGTGGGCGTAGCCAACGCATCCAACAGTCTCTATAAAGGTTCTTTAAGAACTGACTCTGAAATAGCGTCAAGTAGAAAAGTAGAAGGGTACCAAAAAAGAACATTAATGGACGCAAAGGTTCTTACAAAGAATTTAGGCGACATGATTAATAACGACCCAGATTCAGCTAAAAGAGTCCACCAAGCACTAGACCCGGATATTTATGATGAAACGGTTAAGTACGAAGATTTGAACGAAGGGGAAAAAGCCTTATTCGATACTCTAAGGTCTATTAATCAAGCTACCCACGAGTTGAACTATAAAAATGGTTTTATCTCTAAAGAGACGTTTGATAAATATGATGGTAAATATATTGGTAGGGGTTATGAGGTACACGAAGATGGTTTGACCGAAACCGAAAGAGAAGTAATGGTTAACACTAGGTTCTTTGGTAATATTTATAAGCAAAGACAAGAGATTAACCAATGGATTATGGACAACACTTTGAACGACCCAATCTATCTAACAATGAATAGAATGGTACGTAGCCAAAGGAATGTTATAGTTAAAGACTATGCCGACTTTATAGCCACTAAATACGGGGTTAAAGAAAAGCCGGACAGGGGAGTATTCACACAACTTACAGGTAAATCTTACGGTAAGCTTGACGGCATGTGGATTCCTAGTAACGTTGCGGAGGATTTTAAGGGGTACTTCTTTAATAATTCATTCTTAGACGGTGCTTACCAAGCTCTGAACATCTATAACCAAAGTCTTTATAAGCAATTTATGAAGAGGTTTCATACGGTTTACTCTCCTCTAGTACAGGTAGGTAACTTTGTATCTAACTTAGCTTTCGCTACGGCAGCAGGTGTTAATATCATGCAATTAGGTATGAATATAGGGCCGGCATTTAAAGATTTAAAGAATAAGACAGGAGATTTTGAGGCAGTTATGCAAGAGGGTATTATAGGCTCTAACGTACTTGAAAAAGATTTACAGTTATCTAAAGAAGCTAAGAATCAACTTTCAAGTGGGGGGCAGTCTAAGATATTACAATTAGATGCGTTTGCTAGACGAGCGTACTCTGCATCCGATAACGCTATGAAATTAGCAGCATATAAGTCTTTAAAGCAAGCGGGCTACAACCATGAAGAGTCTGTACAAAGGGTTTATGAAGGTTTCCAGAACTATGCCTCTGTAGGTAAGATTTGGGACATATTCAGTAAGTTCCCTGTATGGGGTTCCGATTATATAAAATTCCAAGGGGATTTAAACCGTATAGTTAAAAATGCGGTGACTAAGAGACCATTGACTACGGCTACGTTCTTATACGGACTTAACCTTATAGCTATGGTGGCCAGTAAATTGTCGGGAGAAGAAGAAGAGGAAAGGGCTATTAGAGAGGGTAGAACATTTATACCTAAGATACAAACGTTCTTAGGAGATTCTCCATTAATATTTAGAGTGGGTGATAGTGAAGTAAACCTAGCACGTTACATATCTCCTTATTATAAATACGACATAGGGGCCGAACATTGGACGGAAGCAGTGGCCAGTTACTCACCAGTAAACCTAAGTTATAACGAAGAGACTGATTCTATGAGAATAGTACCATCGGATGTAGCTTTAGGCTCTATTTGGGCAGCCTTTGTAGATAACAAAGATTTCCGTAACAAGATAATAACTGACCCCGATTACAGTATTTATACAGGCTCTACGGCAAGTACGTCTCAAAAGCTTACTAACAGGGTTATGTATGTTCTTAGGAGCCAAGTACCTTTATTCTCTTTCGGTAACGATTTAGTTTTATCGCAGGCATTTGGAGAAGATTACTACGGAAGGACTACCGACCCTGCCAAAGTATTATTATCTAGGATTGTTAAAATACAAACATGGGACGATAGTACTACGGCAAAACAAGTTGTAAAAAATTTGAAAGGTATAAGCTATGAAGTGAAGGGATTGAAAACTCAAAGGTCTTCTATAAGTAATAATTACGATAAAGAAGTAAGAGAGCTTAATAAGAAACTAGAGGCCGGAGAAATAAACGAGGCCAAGTTTAATAATTCTGTGGAAAGTGCGTCTGACGGATTTGAAAAAAGAAGTGCTGCATTAGCAGAAAAAGAAGCAAAGGTTCAACAAGAGTTTAACGAACTACAAGAGAACGTCAAGTCTCTAGGAGTAGATTTTAAAACTATACTTAGCAAAGCTAAAGATTAATAACTAAAAAACCCCCAACCAATTAAGGAAGGGGGTTATTTTTTATGGGAAAGATTCCCTGTAACATCGTAACTAAAGTTTCTTTAAGTTAATAGACTTAACAAAAGGGTTCAATGCCGATATTACGGCTACATCATTTAATGCCTGTGGCATAGATAGTACAGAGAATATTATAGAAGGTCTTGTTATTACTTTAGTATCTCCTCCTATCCATTTTATAACGTAAGAGTCGTCGCCAATAGGCTGTAGTTCCCTTGAATCAAAATGAACTGTAATCTCTATGTAATCCGATTGTTTTGGTCTCATACCGCTATAGAGTTTAGCTTGTTAAAAACTTTGTAGGATGCGCTAATCTCTTTAGCGACCTTTAGGATATTCTTTTCTACCTTTGTTACGGCCTCTTTAGATACATCCTGTGGTATAACTGCAATCCTCTTGCCCAACTTTAGCTCTTCTCCCTTGAAAGGGTTTCCGGTGCGCTCTATAAGCTCTACCCAACCTTTAGTAGGTAAGTGTCCAGTCTCTTGTTCTATAGCCCCTGCATAGATTGTAACTTGGTCGTAATTTTCGTCCTCGTACACCTCTATCTTATTCATAGAACCAGTTTTATAATCTATAATTTTGGTAACTACGCTGCCGGCATCCAGTTTAATACCGTCTCTTAGAAGGTCGTTGGTATCTATAAACCCTTTAACAAAAAACTCACCGAAGTCCCAAACGATTTCTCGCTCGAACTGGTCTAGTCTTGTTACTTGGGATAGTAACTCTAGCTCTTCTGGACTGAACCCGGAGTAATCATTATTCTCTAATGCCTCCCCTATCATGGAGCCAAACTCCGTGTAAGCATTCCCATCGAAACGCTCCCCAAGGAAATACGATTTTATGTAACCCTTCTTTTCATTTTTCCACTTATTATACTGGCTATACGAAATATAACTCTTTCCTTCTTTATTCTTTTTCGGTAGTACTATTGACATTCTCTGTGTATGTTACAAATATTCCTATGCTGTTATAAGTTTCGCTATTGTTCAGGTTGGTGTTATTTTCAAACTCGTGGTTAGAATTTGAATAAGTAACTACCGGAACCATATCAACGATGACTAAATCTCCTTTAGGTGCATCCTGCCAATCCAAGAACTCCTTGTTTGTATTGAATACCTTATAATTAATCTTCATCTTTTCCTAAGTATTTAAAATTACGTCTGCTCTTGTTGTCGGGGTAATTCTTTACGTCTTGCTTAACTTCGTAATACCTTACTTGAGAAATCCATGTCTCACTCTTTCCGTCGAACATCTCGACGTAGTAAGGGTAATCTCCTAACTCTTTACCTACTACTTTTATTCTACCCATATTATTCCTGTCTAACTAATTTAAAGTCTCCGTAAAACAGAGACCCAGATAAACATATCTGTTCTTCTTCTATATCCATTATTATGCTGTAAATAACTCCTTAATTTTTTTCTTGGTTATGGTAGTCTCTTTACCTTTTGCACGGCAAGGTAAGGCATTTAAAATATCCATTGCTCTACCTTTATCGGTCTTGTTCATCTTAGAAATCATTTCCGACAATTGTTCTGCTATCCTAGGGGTATACTCTCCGCCCGCAAAGATATAATCTAACACTCCCACAGGCTCCTCTTCTATAACCTCTGCCGTCTCTAGTGGGTCTTCCGCTCTTAGTGCCATAACTATGTTTATGACCGCTACAACATCCTTCTCACAATAGTTTATAATCCTATCTATTCCTCCGTGCCAGAATAATCTACCTACATCGGAGCCACTAATGTCGTCTTTAGGGGAATCTATACCTAGGGCAGCGCATACTGAAATAAGGGTAGACATTTTGAATGCCGTTCCTTTCCATAACGTTGCTGTGTCCATGGCAGATACCTCCCAAGGTTTTAGATGGGCTACATCAAATAAGATGTGTGGCAATAACCTATGCACCATACACCTCTTGGCTACAAACGGAATATCGAATCCCGTAATAACATGACCGCATAGAAAAGTCTTATTGTTAGTAAAACTTGAGATAACCTCGTTAAACTCTTCTAGGAGCAACTTCTCGTCGTCATTCTTAAAGCTCTTGATGCGTATTTTACCCTTACGTACCACACCTATAGAGATGCATGCAATACGGCCAAATTCTGCGTGTAGTGGCGCCTGTTGTAGGTAGCTACCTGCTACGTCCTCTATTCCATTCTTTATACAGTGGTATTCCCAAGCATCCCATAAGAGAGTGTCTCTTATAAGTTCAGGTACAGATGGTGCCGTCTCTATATCGAAGAATAGAAAATCTTCTATGTTTTGTTTTCTTAAAATTCTCATATTTGAGTATCTATTAAATTAAATTAAATGGCCCCGTTAATCTGGGGCCAATATTATTATTTGTTTACTGCTATTACGGCTTCCGTGGTAAGGAATGTACTGGCTACGGACGATGCGTTTTCTAATGCACACCTAGTAACTTTCTTAGGGTCTATAATACCCTCCTTCATCATGTTAACGACTTCACCCGTTTTAACATTGATTCCTTCCCCTGCTACCGGTTGAGCTACATACTCCATACCTGCATTACTACAAATCTGGATTACTGGCGCATAACAAGCATCCAATACTATATCATAACCTAGTTCAAATGCTGTAAGGCTCTTTTCGATAGTGCCTTGGGTCAAATATGCAGCAGCATTGTCTAATGCTATACCTCCACCAGATACGATACCTTCTTCAAGGGCTGAACGGGTAGCATTAATACTATCCTCTATCCTATCCTGCTTCTCCTTTAACTCGCTATCAGACTTGGCTCCTATGTACAATGTGGCTACACCACCTGTAATACGGGAAAGCCTTTCTTGAAGGTCTGCCTTATCGAGTTTATTCTTAGTGGCCTCGATCCTCTCTTTAAGTTCAGCAACAAGATCAACTAAGTTATCCGCATTACCTACCAACAAAGTTTCGGTTTCAGATACCACTACCTTACTCAAACGTCCTAACACTTCTGGACGAAGTTTAACGCCATCTACCTCGGAAACAATTGTCGCCCCTGTAAGGATAGCGATATCTCCTAATAAATCTTTTTCTATTTTAAGGATTTGAGGTGTCTTTACAACACATACTCTATCCTTTAGAGGGCCTTTGTTAATATTCTCCATTATTGTACCCAATACAAATGGGTCAATATCGTCTGCAATAATTAAGAGCTTGTTCTGTGCCTGTGAAAACACTTTCTTAAATAGGTTAACCACTGCATCTCCTTTTTCTAGCTTACCCCTGTGGAGTAATACAAAAGGCTCTTCGAGTTCACATACATCCTTTACACGGTCTGTAACAAACCCAGGGTGGTAATACCCACGGTCAAGCTGTACACCGTCACGTAATTCTACGTAAGTGTCGGATGTATCGGAAATAGCGGCAACTACTGTACCATGCTTTCCGATCTTATTAAAGGCCTTAGCTATGATTTTACCTAACTCCTTATCACCGTTGGCCGAAATGGTTGCAACGTTCTCCAAGTTAGCTTTGGACACTTTCTTAGACACTTTGTCCAAGTAAGCAACAACGTCTATAGTTGCTTGGTCAATACCTTTTTTAAGCTCTACAGATGATAGGTTAGGATCCTCTGTAAGTAATTTTAAACCACTTTCGAAAATCTTCTGTGCAAGAACTGTAGCCGTAGTGGTACCATCTCCTGCGTAGTTGTTAGTACGCCTTGCAGCCTCTTTAACCATCTCGGCCCCGATTTTCTCGAACTCCTCTGTAGGGTTAATAGCTCTGGCAATAGACACACCGTCCTTAGAGATGATGTAGCTATACCCGTTACCTACCTTTACAGGAAAAATAACATTTCGGCCTTCTGCTCCTAGCGATACCTTTACGGCATTCGCCACTACATCTACACCTCTCTTTAGGGCCTCCCTAGCCTCTTCGTTGTACTTAATGATTGTATTCATGTATTTAATTTAATTTACTTAGTTCGTTTTCTTTCTACGAATTGTACCCTTGTTCCGGTCTCTCCTTGCTTAATGACCTTCTTTTCAAATTTCATGAACCTGTAGGGGCCGATTTTACTAACTACTAACTTGATGCCTTTTTTATTATTAAAAGGTCTTGTTGAGGTTATACCACTAGCCTCTCTTCTAGCTTTTCTATTAGGGCCATACCCCCCGTACTTAAATAGTATAGGGTTTATAAGGTCTCCATTAGCATCGTACGACTTAACGTACGGAGTATTCGTTGTTACTTCGCTCATATAATTGCTACTAAACTTCCGAAAGGAACTGCAAAGTGTTCCGATTCATTAAACTTTATTTTACCTTTTTCCCGAGGCTCTACATAATAAACGTGGTCTCCAACTTTTGGGACATTAACTTTATCCTCGGCATTTTGTAACTCTTGTGATACAGCGATTACTTCTGCCCTTGGCAAATAGTCGCCCTCTGATTGCCACTCCACTCCGCTCCCTTGGTCAACCGTAGTTACCGTATAACGTCTAAGAAGTACTCTATCGTTTAGTAATCTCATATTACTTTTTTGGTTTTAGTTCGGGTTGTTCCGGAGATACTGCCTTTTTAGCAGCACCTATAGATTGTTTAAGTTGCTCTAACTCTTGTAAATCTTTGTGTACTCCTTGTAAAGCTGTCATAATGTAGCTAGTCTCTTGTAAATTAAAAGACCCTCTTTGTGTTGCTTTGTCTAGTGCTTCTTGTAATACTTGGTAATTCTTCATTTGTTATAAAAATTAAAGGTTAAATTAAATCGTTTCCTGTTGTCCATTTCAAATACTCCCTATTTGAAATCTTATATTGTGTTCCGTCTATGTTACACTTCATAAGTCTTTGTATAGTTCCGGCAGAAGTGATGGTATCTCCTAGGTAAGCCAAGTCGTCAACTTCTCCGCAAGTGGGGCAACTGTATTTGCCGTTACCTACCGCTACACCTAAGTGAGCCGCATGCCTCATATAAGGAATCATTTTTACGTAAACTTCCTCTGTAGAGACAATATCTCCGACGTTGTAAACCTCCATCTTCTTTAGATACTCTTTTTGTTGAGCAGGTGTACCATACTGTACCATTTCCCACATCAACAGACCTTCGTGGCCTAGCTTCATTGTAACGCCAAAGAATTTACAAAGGTACTTTAGTGCGTATGAGGGTAGCCTAGCTATCCTTTTCATTTGCTTCTGTAAATCTAGCGACTTGACAAACATATTGACGTGTAATCCGTGCTTCATTGCACGAGCGTTAATCCATCTGTTATCAAAGTTGTTATTATTTACGCCAACTACTACGTCTGCCTTATTATATTCCTCTAAGAATACTTGTACTAATTCTTTATCGTCGTGGTCTTCGTCCCACGTTTTAGTGTGTACTTTATTATCTCCAAACCATTTCCACGCTACTGTGATAATCTTAGGCTCGTCTATAATATTGTTACCGTTTATGAACTGCTTACCTGACCACCAAACGTCGGCTCTTAGCCTAGGAGTCTCTATATCATAGATAAGGATTTTAGCTCCGTTGGAAATGTTTTTAACCATTACTCCAATTTCTAATTCCTTGGCCCAACTTCTTATAGACCTACCCGTTACTCCAAACTTTTCAGATAACTGTTCTTGTGCATCCTTTCGGGAAACTCCCTCTGTAGAGTATAGTTCTATAATTAGCTCTTTATCCTCTACCGTCAAATCTTTATACGATTTCGCCATTTACTATTTGTTCTTTTAAAATGTTAAGTCTTGTTCTTATAGACTCGATCAATTCTATACACTCTATCCTATCCATATCCACTAGGGATTCATTTAGATTAGATACATCCATGTGAATATCCTCGGTCTGATAATTGATAATGCGGATTCTCCGGCTGTCTATTGTTTCTTTGCTCACAATGCTTTTATAAGTTTTATAGTTTCTGACCGGTCTTTTATATTCCTTGGAACAAAACACACCGTATCTAGCTTCTGTTTTAATAAGTATTTTTTGAATAACCTCCACGTTCTACCGAAATCCGGAAAAGATCTACCTTTTATTTCTATAACCCAAGTAAGGGGTTCCCCGACTGGCGGTGTAAAGTCTGGCGTGTAAACTGCCCTACTGAACCTCTTACCTCCTCTGTCTTTAAAGTCCCCCTTACCGTTTAGAAATCTTTCATAACTAGTGTTGGGGGACGTAAAAGCTGCATCGAGTTCAAACTTTTGTCCTTCGTATGCAAAAGGTATTTTGTGTTCTTCTAATAATTTGTACATCTCTCGTTCTGACATAGAACGGAAGTAAATTCCTTTGTAAGTTACCCTCTTTGCTTTAGTCTGACTATTAGCACGTTTAGGGGTTTTTTTAGTTTTTATTGCCATGGTTAAATATACAAAAAATAACCCTAACTTCCAAAGAATTTCCTACTTATTTTACAGGGCATCCACCTATTCCACAAGCTCCTAGCTCCTCGACGTCATCTTCGTTGATTTCTACGGTCTCTATAGTCCTAACTAACCCTGAAAGGTACTCATACTGCTCCTTTGTAATGGGTTCGAAAGGTGCTTGTGCAAATCCGTGTCCGGAATACAATAGGAAGCTAACAGTTTTGAAATTGCCGTTAAAGTTTTCCTCTAGGTATTCTTTCAACTCTTGTAACTCTTCCTTCTTATAATAAGCTGTAACAGATACAGAGTTATCAGACCAGTTCTTCTGCATAAACTTAACCATATCCAACTGCTCGAATACAGTAAGGTCGTCTGCCGATACAACACCGTCTGGGTACTTACAAGGGAACTCCGCTACAATCGTACTCCTATCATCCGTACCATCAAAATTCTTTTGGTACTCTGTGTGGTAGCCGTGGGACTTGATTACCTCAACTAAAGGAGAATCGGATGAAATCCTAATCCTTCTAATGAAGTACTGTCCTGATGTGGCCGGGTGTACGCCTGATGTAACGCCTGCTAACAGTGACAATGTACCAGACGGTTTTACCGTAGTTAATTTAATAGACTCTGGGAAATTATTGATACTGGAATACTCCTTATCGTAGGCACGAAGGTACGTATAAGCAGGGTCGAGCCAACTTAATTGCTCTTCACTAGACATCATAACCCCTGTGATACCGATACCCATTCTCATGTTCTTGTTAACAATATCTTGCGTCTCTATGTGATGACACTTTAAAGCCAAAGAATGTTTGTTAACTCTGTACAACATAGTCATTACACGTTTGAACGTTGAATAGTCCTTTATGTTCGGTAGATAAATTTCAGCCAAACAGCATGTCTCGTGGTTTGCCAGACTTTGTTCTGCACACGGATTATATCCTTCAACTTCTGGGTCTGGATATTGAGTCTCCCCTAACCTACCTACCTTCCTAGATAAATCTAAGTTAATAAGCCCATAAGGTTCTCCTTCTTTGTAGGTGTCCCAAAACTCTTCGGGTAAATCCCTAACATTCGCTACGTCAACAGAATTATTACTCATTGCCCTCCAATTAGGAATATCTCCCAAAGACCAAGTTTTAGCTTTAAGGTACTCTAGGTCGTCATAATCTCCAATAGCAATTTGAGCAGAACGCCTAACATTACCTGCAACCACTATCATACCTATGATATTCATAATATCCAAGCAATCAACAGGGCTTACCTGTTTGTTCCTTTTATTATCCAATACGCCACAGATTAAGTCCATACCTTCTACAAGGATATTAGCTCCCGATGCCGTACCCCCGAAACCTGTAATAGGCTCTCCTGCTCCCCTTACTAATTGAGTAGAGTAGGTAAAACCTTCTCCGGAGTAGAAATAAGCTTTGAGTACCTTACCTAGAAGTTTTACCCATCCTTCACGACTATCCGGTACAATAAAATCTGCACCTGCATCGTTAGACCTTTCTATCTTTATCCTCTTCTTGTGTACCTTTGGTAACTTGTAAACGTGTTCCCTCTTGATAGAGTAACCTACTCCGGAGCCTAGCATAAGCATATCCATGGCCCAAGTAAACGGCCTGATAGGGTCGTCTATTACCACAAAGGCGCAGTTTTGAAGCGATGGTAGTCCTAGTTGGTCTACTGTCTTTGTACCCAACTGCCACATAAACCTTCCGGCCACAGAACCCCACATATTGTGTCGCATATCTCTGTAGAACTCTTGTTCTTCCTCGTTGAGGTTTAGTTTTAATTGCCTAGAGATTCCTTTAAGCTCTCTCTCCACGGTATCGGAAAATGTTTCCTTTCCACCGCCTTTCAAAGGCCTAGAATAAGTCCTTGAATAAGTGATTAAGCCTAAGTCTCCCCATGCAACCTCTCTTTGTTTCGTCATTAATTTGTAATATTTAATTGTTAATGCACGTCTGCGTATGTTTTTCCGAACTGTACGTCTACAGTTATATCTATGTTTAACCTAAGGAGGTCGTTTACCTTATCCATAGATTCCTCTACTATAGTCCTAGCCTCGTCTTCTTGGCCTTCTGGGACTAAGGCTACCATTTCATCGTGGTACTGTAGGAAGGGTATAATACCGTCCTTCATCATAAATTTAAGCCAAATATCGAACACGAATGCCCCTGTACCTTGGTTTAGGGTACTAAAAATATCCCTTTCCGATCGGACAGAATACCATAGCCTGCTTACAGGGTTTAGTAACCACATTTGGTCGTCTATAGTTTTAACCTCTATATCGTTAGGTAGCTGTTTAATAGACCAATTCCTGTCCCAATAAGATTGAATTAGTTCCTTAGACTCTTTAGTCTTCATTCCTACGGTCTTCCCAAGCTTCTCGGCACCTACTCCATAAATACAGGAATAGTTTGCCACTTTGTAAACATGTCTTATAGGCTTTAACCTATCTTGGGTTTCCTTATCTCCCTCTTTGTACAATACTAATTCATCTTCTGTAATAGCACCGGCACGTAGGGCTAAATCCAAGTGCGGATCGAACCCCTCTTCCATTTGCTCTATAACATAGTCTGGGTCGTAGTCGTACATATAATGCCTCTTGGTACTATCCTCTAAAGAGGCTATATCCGAGCCAAGTACAACGTAACCTTCTGGCGCTACAACACACTCTCTAATTATCTGACCATCCCTAAGATTAGCTGCAACAGCCTCCTCTTTAGACATACCTGAATCCATGGCCTTTTGAATATCTCCACTTACCCCGGGCAAGTTTACAATAGGCTTAGAGTGCCTTAACCTCAACGTGTTAGTAAAGCCTGCTGCCCCTGCTATACAATAACCATCTTCGTCAACGGTATCAAGAAAGCCGTTTAATACTCCTAGTCTGTGATTTATAACAGTAAGTCCGTCCAGTTCGTTTATTGCAGGGTCTTTACTTGCTAAATCAAGGACACTAGAGCAAAGCTCTCTATCTTTGTTCCTTATTTGAGGTACAGGGCCGTTAGCTCCATCGTTAAATATCTCTGGCTCCCAACCTAAGCTAAATAGCCAATCTTTCACTTGATTAGTTGAACTAGGATTAGCGGTATTATAAACCACCTCTGTTGTAAGGGGTAATCCCTTCTCCTTTATAAACTCGTACCACTTTTCAGCATTAGCGGATAACTTGCTCTCCTCCACCTCTGTTGTACTTAGTGGTAATTTCTTAGCATTTAGGTACGCTACCCATTTCTCTCCAATCTTAGATAACTCTCCATCGGACTTGTACATCTTTTTAGGCGCCTCTTTAACCCTCACGTTGTACATTTGTGATGGCCTTGATTTAATGATTGGCCCCGGTGGCATAGCTTCTATTAGAGCCTCTTCTTTCTCTTTCAACATTGGTGTAAGTATTCCGATATTCTCTCGTACTTTATCAACATCTATTTTAGTAAGAATCCTTTGTTGCTCTACTAAACAGTCCATCTTGAACATTAAGTATTTAATCAAAGAATTTGCACGTTTAGAGCTTCCGTATAACTCGACTAACCTAGATAAGATATCTTCCCATAGTGCTATGTTAATCTTAACGTCCTCTTCGCATCTGTGCTTATAATCTTCGTATGTAAGGTTCTCCCAATCTTCTATTTCTGGTTTATCTATACCATAGTCTTTACCAAAGGCTTTTAGCCCAAAAGTTCCATTACGACGTTCTGGGAAAATATACCATGCCAAAGCTAAAGTGTCTATCACCCTAGCCTCTACCTTAAACCCTAATACTCTTTCAAGTTCTACGGAATCGAACATCTTAAAGAAATGCCCCACTACAGTATTGTCCGGATTCTCCATAATATCTTTCATCGTATCATAGTCCGGTGTAGATTTAACCTTCCACTCTCCGTCGTTGTCTTTATATCCTACCGACATAACGTGTACCTTTGTAGATAACAGTCCATCGGTTTCAATATCAATTACGTATAGTGCCATATTATTTCCAGTTTAATGCTTTTGAAATTATGGGTAGTTCTTCTACCATCATTGCTTTTATATCCTTAGCAATAAGACGTATCTCCTTTTGAGCGTGTTCGTCGTCTCTAATATCTAAGAAATGTATCCAAGAGCGTATAGTTCCGGTCATAAAAATAGTAGTTGATGTTGCCATCGGTAATACCATCCTAGCACACTCCCTAGCGACCCCTGCTCGTAGTAAAGAGCTATATAACCTTTGGGCTACTTCTAAATGATACGCTATAGCTTCGGAGGCATATACTTTGACTATTGTATCAAAACCGTCTTCATCGTGTAAAACGGGGTCAAAAACTTCTGTGCTACTTTGCCTGTTATTAGTAGCTTGTTGCCTCAACTCTATAGGCTCTATCTTATCTACTACGGCATATCTTTGAGAAAACTCTTGGAAGGTAAAACTTCTATGACGTATAAGCTGTATGCCTATAGCCTTAGAAGTCTCTATCTCGAATGTTATATGCCCATGTTCAAAAGGACTCCAATGCTTATTAGCTATAAGGTACTTCAATAGGGCCTCTGGTTTAGCTGCCTTATCCTTCCTTGAACTAGATACCCTTGCTATCTCTACTATCGTTTTTTCAGCGTCGGGAGTAATCGTTGTTAACTTTACGTTCATTATACTATATCCTTTAAATTAGTGATTCTTTTAAACCCTACATTATGCCTACTGTTGTGTGGCCTATCCATAAGGAATGTACAGATACCTGCTTCGTTAAGACTTCTGAAATTATCAAAAGAGTCATCTACGAACATATCTAAACCTTGCTCTAGGGCTACTACGACCTTAGTTCTTTCCGGTGTAGTGGTGTATACAGGTTTAGCAGGGAACCCGTGCAAGTCTAACCACCTTTGTGAAACCTCTGTGCTAACGGGACGTGATGTAATGTAGCAATGTGGCTCGAAAGGTATGTCGGTAGGCTTGATAAGCGGTTTCAACCCTAAGTAGAAATCCTCTAATGTTCCAACTTTCTCCATCTCTCCAAACTTCTCCATTAATTGTCTATCGAACCACCAAGAGGTAGGCTCTTCCTTAATACCATGCAACTCTCTCCAAGCTCCCAACCAATCTGCAAGAACTTCATCTATGTCTAAACCAATCTTAGTTTCGTCAAGGTAAGCATGCTGCCTATCATCCCCTTGTGGGAATATCTTATAGTAAGCCGATAAAAAGTGAGCATTACATTGTAGGTGGTCGATATGCAACTCGCCTGTCTCACTATCAAAGTCTTCACCGGCCTCTATCGCTGCCAAGTGTCGTTTCAACGATTGTATAACGTCGCTCCACTTCATACCTCTCTCCCAATTATGGGGTGCATACTTCTTAGCTCCCTTGGTAAGCACTCGTACAAGACCTTCTGTTGCTACAGGGTGCTGTAGGTCATACCTTAACTTGTCATTATTGTAGCGTAATCCGCCACCATCTTTAGTAAGTTTTGTAGCAGCTTGTTCAGTCGTTATTCGATATTCCGTGGTTTCGTCGGCAGGGTATAAATCCTCGGCCCTTTGAGGAATTACGTCTAACCTCTTTTTTTGCTCCTTTCTCAAGGAGTTCTCTAACCACTCTTCCCATTTTTTTCCTGAATCACTCATATTTATTTTGATTTAATTGTTATTAAAAGTAAACAGCTTGCCGTACCCATCGACAAAACCACAAACTATTGTTTCGAAATCGTCGTAGCTATACCTAATAAAGAAGCTGTCTCCGCTCTTCATAAAAACTTCAACAGCCTTTTCCTCGGCATATTGCCAAGACTCTACATTAGTTAAATCTATACTCCTAGAGGCCCATGTCGTTTTCTGCCCACTAGGGGGTAACTTATCTACTGTCCAAAATGATTTATAGATAGCCATAATTTAATTGAATGCGTCTGTAGGGTCTATTTTGGGTAATGGTTTAGACTCTATTTTTCTTCCTTTCTTCGTTTGAGCTTTGTACATTGGGTTGTGTCCTCCTGAATCGAAATACCCCGTAAAACCGTCTACAGTTTTGTAAGCTAAGGCTACTGACTCGTTAGAGGGCGTTACGCTACCTCCGGTACTCGGGTCTTTAACTTTTTCAGACCTTATCTCCATCATTCTCCTTAGTTGGGGAACTCTGTGATTAGTTACCCTGTGATAGGTTAAAAATCCATCAGACCTATTGGCGAACATATTACCTCCTATGGCATCGTATTTAGTTGGGGCCTTAATATATCCCTCTGCATCCCTTGGCGCTCTTGTTGCCTCTGTTATAGGGTGTACTGACATAAATATCGACATCTCTTGTTTAGAGTAGATGTTCAACCTAGATAAAAGGTCGTCATTGTAATTGTAACTGTTCTTACCGTCAGGTTTTTTGAAATAAGAAAATGGGTCGATAAACAACCCGTCTAAATTATAAACCTGTGATAATCTTTTAGCCCTCTCTAACACATCCTCTACAGTATAAAAAGTCTCGTTCTTAAAGACAAAAAAGTGGTTGTGCATAAAATCCTTGAACAACTGTAACTCATGTCTATTATTCTTATACTCGCTAACGGGCTTTCCGCATAGCGCTTCTAGTAAGTACCTTTTTACTGTAGAAACATCGTTCTCTCCACAACATATGGCAAATTTCTTACCATATAAGGTAGCTAATGCTACTAGCTTATGTAATACCATAAAAGTCTTACCTACTCCTTCAAAGGCTAATATGAAGTTAAGAGTATGTTCTTTGTATACGAAGTAGGGGTCTAGTTCCGGCCAACCAAAAGATAATCCTAATGGTATTGTTCCGTCTATAAACTGCTCTAACTTCTCTTCGTCCTCGCCTGCCCAAGAAATAAAAGATAAATCATCTACCTCTTTTTTATCAGAGTCGCTATTAGAGTCACTACTGACATTTGTTCCATGTCCTAACTTCCCTAGTTCACGGTAGCCTTTTTTATAATTCCCCTCTTGCTCTATTATACAATAAATGGCGGAATTGCTGTAGGGTTTTTCGGTCTCGAAGTCCGTAGAGGTAGAAAATACATAAAGAAAGCAGCCATCTAAATTATAGGTGGCCGATACTCCGTCTCTTCTTTTCTCTGGTCTTTTTAAATAAACCCACTCGCTATCCTCTCTTAATATCTCCCAACCATTTGCTTCTAAAATATCTAAACCTATGTCTGGGTCGTTATTATAGTCTGGGAATGGGTCGTTGTACTCTCCATCGGCATAGAAAGTCTTCTTAGCTCGTATTCTTTCGTCATATAATTTGGAAGTGGTAATTAATACGTTCCTTTCATACTCCTCTAAAAATTGAATATCTGTAAGGCTTCCGTAGATAATCTTATATCCGTCAGAAGGGAAGCACTTTACGTAGCCTCCCTGTCCTCTGGTCTCTATGATAACCTCTTTGTTTTCCTTAGATGCTAATTTTTTATTGCCTTCTACGACTGACGTTCTGTACAATACGTGGTAGCCACCGCTTTTAGTTTGTGCCACCACGAGCTTTCTTAATATGTTCTTAGGTATTTTAGACTTCCATTCGGCCCAAACCTCGTCTGCATTGTCTAATACATCTAAGTCTAGGTCTATGACCTCTAATCCACCTGAAACAGAGCCGGTACCAATGCCTATCTCCTCGAAATTATACTGGCTTAAATCCTCGTTGATCGGGTCTACCCAACCTTTTATATTTGGAATCTTTTCGCCCTTATCTAGTGGGACAGGGTTTAAACCGGCATTTAGGTATTCTCTTGCGATTTCATTGTACATCTTCTATATTCGTCGTTTAATAACTCTGCGTGTAAGTAATTGCTGTGCGTAGGTCTTCCTTTCTTCCACCCCTCGGGAGAAATTCTCTCTCCGCCCTCTGTTGTTATGTGGAAGTATTCGTACCCCTCTGGCGCACCTTTCACTAAAGTTAGTTTATTTTCTTCTCGGCACCAAACTTTTTCTAACGTTATTTTCCAACTTCTAACCTTTTTGTTGTTCTTGTTGTACCAATCGTTACTAGCGTAGTATTCTACGAAAGTCTTGCCGTTAACTACATACCCTAAGTCTAGGGCGTACTTTGAAACTTCTTCCGGTGTTGGCGGTGTGAATGCCATTGGCGGTTTAAAGTCTTCTTTACTGTATATTTTTAATAAGTCTTGCCTCCATATTGAGGACTTTCCTTCGTCTATAGCCTTTCTAAGATTGAGCTTGGACTTTGATAGTGATAAAAAATGTTCTTTGATTATAAAAGTATCAAAAGTGTCAAACTGCTCTATCCAAACAACCCAACCCCCTTTTTGTAAGTTTTCTATAGACTCTCTGTATGACAGAGTACTTACTATTCCTAAGTCTAGTATGGCTCTCTCCCTGCTAAGTTCTACAACTCCAAGGGTCGTTATTGTAGAGTGAGATACTAGGTAGAGATATAGTAATTTAGAATAAGGGGAAAGCAAAGCGAACCTTGCATTTCCCCATAGTTTTCCCACTTTTACCACTCTTAAAATGGTAAATCGTCATCCTCTTCTCCGACTCCCTTAGCGTCAGGTGCCTTTGCTCTAGGCTTTCGAGGCGTACGTTTGGCATTAGCAGGTTTACTCTCTCTTTCATTAGCAGCAGTCTCCAATGGAGTTGTTCCGCTACCGTCTCCGTCGTTCTTAAAATTGTCGGACAAGAATGTTTTTAATTGCTCATATAAATAAGCCTCTTGCTCGTCGTAGTTCCAAGTTACCGTACGGCCTTTCTTGGTTGTAGTAGGCTCTGGCATATCGTCATACGTCAAGAAGTATTCTACTTTCTCTTCGTCTTGATACATCTTAACTCCACTACGTTTTTTACCGTCGTCAGTTTCCATGGCCCATAGTCCGAAATTAATTTCTGAACCTAGGTCTAGGTTTCCGACCCTACGGATAAAGTCTTTAGACATACGGCTGAATACATCTCCTAAAGAGATAATAAACTTCTCGTCTACATCTGTGAACTCTAACTCTACGAAATCTCCCCAATCGTTCTCGTTGATTCTTACGTTGGTAAGCATTCCCTCTACATCGTAAACTACGAAGTAGTAAACCGATTGTCCCTCGTTTTTACCTTTGGTTTTCTTTCTCTCCTGAATTTTTTCAGGGTCGTAACCTAGGTCTTCTAGCTTTTTTACAAGGTCTTCTTCCTTAGCGTACTCTAGCACTAATTGATTTGAATAGACTCCTAGATAAGTCTTGTTGGAGGTTCCCCCTCCTCTGGTGTTCATACCCATAGTAATTGAATTTAATTAATTGTTAAAAGTTTTGATTCTATTGCTGTAAAAATTATGGTCAATCTTGACATCATCTTTTTCAGACTTTAATATTCTCCTTTTCTTTTCAAAAAGAAGCTTATTTTTTTCATACTTCTTTACTAATGAAGCTTTTCTTTTTTTCTTAGTTTCTGGGCTAAGGGTCTTGCTTCTGTTTACTTTAGCCGTCTCTTTCCTTTTATCATTGTAAATTTCCGTGGCCATGTTAACCCAATACTCGATTTCTTTATTGATATTGATTACCCTTCTTTCGAGTTCTGTTATTTTATCACGGTCATTATGTATCATCACGAGCGTTAGAGTTTTTACAAAACCTAGTTCTAATACCTTCTCGGTAATAAGGGGGTCTACTTCCTCGTAGTAGTCGTCAAACCTGACGTCTTTCCAAGAATACTCTCCCTTGATTGTTTTGCCTATTCTAAACCCTTTATGTATGAAGACTAGCTCGTCTTCAAAATCAAAAGGCGGCTTTGCCAGTTCCGACAACGCCATCTCGTAAATTTTTCTGTATGTTTCTTGCATTAAGTGTATCGTTTAAACAAATATACTGAATAAGATTGAAAACACCAAACTATTTAATACTTATTTCGCACATTGAAACGTGCGATAACAGTTGCTATATTTAATACTCGTTCCTCGTACTAACCATAGCTTGGTGTTATGCGTAATGCTATTCGTCTTCATCACCATAATTCTCGCCACACATTTTACATTGGTCACCAAAGGTCATATCATCAGTAATTATTCCTAAGTAACTACATCCATTATATCTACGCCCTAAAGTTTTGTAATATTTGCAAGGGTTTATATAATATGTACTAAAGTCTTTCTTTGCTTTGTTCTTTTCTATATCAGGGCTATAACAGTACATTCCTTCAGGTATAGGCAACGCACTACGCCTAACACCAAATAAAAATAATAGCTTCCACCATAGCATATTAACTAAGTTTTTCGCCCAATATAAGTAAT